ACCGTGGATGAGGATACCTTTCATGTGGATGTGGAAAACAAGTCCGTTGGAATTGAGACCAAAAACCCTGACGCCAACCTTCACGTTGTTGGTAATGTGTATGTTTCCTCAAACTTAACTGTGGATGGTGATACCTTTCATGTGGACGCCGAGGCTGACCATGTTGGTATCAATACTAAAAACCCTGATGCAGAACTGCACGTTGTTGGTAATGTGTATGTTTCTTCAAACCTAACTGTGGATGGTGATACCCTTCATGTAGATGTCGAAGCTGATCATGTTGGTATCAATACTAAAAACCCTAATGCTGAGTTGCACGTTGTTGGTAATGTGTATGTTTCATCAAATTTAACCGTGGATGGTGATACCCTCCATGTGGACGCCGAGAACGACTCCGTTGGTATCAATACTAAAAATCCTGATGCAGAACTGCACGTTGTTGGTAATGTGTATGTTTCTTCAAACTTGACGGTGGATGGTGATACCCTTCATGTGGATGCAGTGGGGAATAAAGTCGGTATTGGGACGGCGAATCCAACCTCAGACCTCCACGTCGCGGGGAATGCGTATGTAAGTTCTACAACTAACTCAACAACAACAACAACTGGTGCTCTTATAATTGCTGGTGGTATAGGTGTTGCTGGGCAAATATATGGACAAGATGCTAACTTCGAATATGTTGAAGCTGATAGTGTCACAGTGACAGACGATACTACTTCAATCTCAGCTACAACGGGTGCACTAAAGGTTACAGGTGGTATCAGTACCCAAGAAAACTTACATATTGGGGGTGTTTCTAAGGTGTATGGTACTACCGCATCTGATGGCAAAACCGCGGGTGCCCTAATTGTAGCAGGTGGTGTAGGTGTCTCAGGTGCCCTATTCGGTTCTACAGCCGAATTTGATGGTATAACTAAAGTAACTAATACAACTCAAGCTGGTAATCAAACATCAGGTGCTCTCGTCGTCTCTGGTGGTTTAGGTGTAGCTGGTAATGTGCATTGTGGAAACCTCACATTAACAGGTAATTTAACTGTTACAGGAAACACAACAGTTATCAATGCAAATAATCTTATAGTTCAAGATCCTATAATCGAACTTGGTAAAGATAACACAGCTGGAACAGACCTTGGTATAATTATGAATAATCCTTTGACAGGTGGAAACAAGGGTAATGTTGCAATAATTTATGACTTCTCAACTTCCAAGTTAGAAATAGGTCATACACTCAATAGTGCTGTCGATTCTACTATTGTCATGAACACGGCAAACACAATCCCAGTCAATATAAACGGTACTCTAGAAGTCACGGGTACAACTACATCTACAACGACAACTTCGGGGGCTGTTCAAATTGCAGGTGGCGTAGGTGTCATAGAAAACCTAAATGTTGGTGGTGTTACCAAGGTTTGGGATGGAACTTCAACAACCTCAAAGACTTCTGGAGCGGTTCAAATCGCTGGTGGTTTGGGTGTTTCCGGGAATGTCCACGGCTTGAATGCGAATTTCGAAGATGTTGAGATTTCCTCAAACTTGACGGTGGATACGAACACTCTCCACGTAGATGCAGTGTCGGGTAGTGTCGGCATCGGGACGACTAATCCAGGGTCAGTCCTAGATGTCACAGGAAACGTATACGTCTCTTCGAACTTGACGGTGGATACGAACACTCTCCACGTAGATGCAGTGGGGAATAAAGTCGGGATCGGGACGACGAATCCAGGGTCAGTCCTAGATGTCACAGGAAACGTATACGTCTCCTCAAACTTAACTGTTGACACGGATACCCTTCATGTGGACTCCACAACCAATTCCGTGGGAATTGAGACCAAAAACCCCTCAGCCAACCTGCACGTTGTTGGTAATGTGTATGTTTCTTCAAACCTGACTGTGGATGGCGATACCCTCCACGTAGATGTTGAGGCCGACCATGTTGGTATCAATACTAAAAATCCTGATGCTGAGTTGCACGTTGTTGGTAATGTGTATGTTTCTTCAAACCTGACTGTGGATGGTGATACCCTTCATGTGGACTCCACAACCAATTCCGTGGGAATTGAGACCAAAAACCCCTCAGCCAACCTGCACGTTGTTGGTAATGTGTATGTTTCTTCAAACCTGACCGTGGATGGTGATACCCTTCATGTAGATGTCGAAGCTGATCATGTTGGTATCAATACTAAAAATCCTGATGCTGAGTTGCACGTTGTTGGTAATGTGTATGTTTCTTCAAACCTGACTGTGGATGGCGATACCCTCCATGTAGATGTCGAGGCCGACCATGTTGGTATCAATACTAAAAATCCTGATGCAGAACTACACGTTGTTGGTAATGTGTATGTTTCTTCAAACCTGACTGTGGATGGCGATACCCTCCATGTAGATGTCGAGGCCGACCATGTTGGTATCAATACTAAAAATCCTGATGCAGAACTGCACGTTGTTGGTAATGTGTATGTTTCTTCAAACTTAACAGGTGACGGCAACGTCTTCATCGCGGGTGGCCTGGTGACCAATACTGGAGGTGTCGGACGAAAGACATACTCATTTTCTACGAATTTAGCTAGTGGTGCAAGTGTAGTAAACGCAACATATGTCCTCGATTTTACAAATCACCCCTTCCATGCTAAAGTTACAGCGATGTTGATTGAATCAGATGATGAAATTAGTACATTATCATTTGATGTTATTGGTGGTAAATTGGGTGGTGGGAGCAACTCCGCGTATGTCCCAGCATTAGGTCAGGTGGGTGTCGTGAGCACATCTACAATGAACACACCTTGGGATCCAGCCGTAGCAACCGCCCTCGAAGGAACAACAGTGACAATTAAGCCAGCCAATGCGTGTACAGGTGTGGTTCGTTTCAATATTTTTGTTGATTATCTATCTCACGAAACAGCAGGGCGACTTACGAGTATTAATACTGGTGGTACTAGCCCAGATAGTGGGGATTTAGGTTATTAAAAGTGTACACAATAGAATACAAAAACACTTTATATGTATGATAATTTCATCATGATACATATAGCGCACATCTTTTGCTAAAAAAATATACAACTATAACAGTAAATGGCGACTACAAATATATTTACATTTGGAGGAAACGTCGGTGTCGGAACAAATAACACGACCTATAAATTTGAGGTGTACAATGGAACGTCAAAAATGGATAGTTTAGAAGCTGACCAGATGACGGTCACGGATACTACAGAGTCTACAATAACCACAGATGGAGCCATGACAATCGCTGGTGGTCTCGGTGTTGCTAAAAAATTATTCGCTCTCAACGCATACGTGTCTTCTAAAGTGGGTGTTAATAAAACAGCGGTTAACGACTTTGACGTAAACGGTACAATTTCAGCGACGAGTCTAAAAATTGGTTCAATCACAGATGCTTTTGTACCACAAGGACTCATTGCGATGTGGTCAGGTACAGATGGGGATATCCCAGATGGCTGGGGTCTCTGTGATGGTACAAATGCTCAACCAGATTTACGAGCAAGATTCATCATTGGGGCGGGTAATACATATGCAGTCGATGCAACTGGTGGACAAACACAAATGACCCTCACAACCGCACATTTACCAACTCATTCACACGAGGGTGATTCTGGTAGCGCGGGTGGCCATCCACACGCCACTACCGTGCAAAGTGCCGGTGGACACGCACACACGGATACAACTGGAAACTATGACCACACACACTCTACTTCCACACCAAACCGGGTCCACGCCCACTCAGCGAATAGTTCTTCACATAATCACAATCATTCATACCAGGAGGGTGCACATGGTCACACTAATCAATGTGGTAATGCTCACAACTTCGATGGTATTTGTCGCCATGGTGGAACCCCGTCGGGTAATGGTGGTGGTTGGATTCAAAGCGCAAACGCCGGTGTTTACGGTAATGCCAGTGGACAACACGCTCACTCTTTCAATACAGCTGACAATGGAAGTCACGAACACGCGTACACTACAGCTAACTATTCCGCCAATCACGCTCACGAGTTTACAACGAGTAATAGGTCTCATCACACACACACTTCCCAAGTTTCGTCTACTCACTCTGGTCACACACACGCTATTTCTACCCAATCTGCGGGCCAGGGACAAACCTTTGAAATGCTTCCAGTGTACTACGCTTTAGCGTTTATACGAAAATCGTAATAAAAAAAGTATACACATATACCAAATGGCGACGACTAACGTTAGAACATTTAATGGAAGTGTCGGCATTGGAACTCAGACGACCAGTTATAAGTTTGATGTATACGATGGAAGTTCACGAGTGGAGAATATAACCGCTACAACAGTGACCTCAACTGATACTACAGATGCCTCCGATAGACAAACCGCTGCCGTTACAGTAGCCGGTGGTATGGGGGTACAAAAAACCTTACGTTGTGCAAATGTAGAATCCGATATATCTATCTCAGTTGGAATGACGACATTCGCTGATGCAGTTAACATTGCCGGAACTCTGAAAACGACAAGTCTTACGATTGATGGTATAACCAATGCACACGTACCTTCAGGTTCCATCGCTATTTGGTCTGGTAGTCTAGTGAGTATTCCATCTGGTTGGACTCTTTGTAATGGAAGTAATAGCACACCCGATTTGAGAGATAATTTTGTTTTGGGTTCTACGGCTGCACCAGACCACAACCAAACAGGTGGTTCTATACAGGTGACCCTCGGAGAAACCAACTTAGTTCAACACGGTCACGGTGGTCAAACTGCTAACTACGATGGACACAATCACACTGGTAATACTAACGATGATGCCCAACACGCGCACTCAGGTAATACTGGTAACGCGGGTGGACATGGTCACCCAAATAGTGATACTGGTCAAGGTGGTCAACACGATCACACCTGCACCTCCGGCGGTGAGGGGCAACACGCTCACCCTGCATCTGACCCCACTCATACACATCGGTTCGTTTGTGGCCCGGCTTATAACTTTTTCGGTATTGGTAAACAGGGTGGACAAATTTTAGGTTCTGCGAATTACATTCACCAAGCCAATACCGGCGGTAGTTTCAACAACACCCAGCACGAACATGACTCATTTGCTACCCAAGACTCTCCGCAACACTCACACTCCGGTACTTCCCAGGGCTCGAACACTGATCACGCACATCAGATAACCACAACCGCTGGTCAGGGTGCACACACACATACATTTGAATATGCTAGCACAGGTGCTCACGAACACACTTTCAACACTGCTAATTCCGGACAGGGGGTCGCATTTTCAGTATTACCCCCTTATTATGCATTAGCTTATATAATGAAAATTTAAGTAAATAAATTGTTTTATAATATCAGATGGCATCAACGAATATACACACGTTTGATGGCAACTTTGGTGTTGGTACCAATAACACGTCATTTAAGTTCGATGTAGTTGGGGGTGACACAAACTTAGCTGGAACCACTATTACTACTTTGAGTGTTACGGATACCACCAATTCAACGGCTACTGATAATGGCGATCTCGTGATTGCAGGTGGTCTCGGTGTTGCTAAAAAAGTGCATGTCAATCGTCTGTTTCTAGATACTTTGGGAATAAACCTGTCAGGTGCCACGACGGAGGTGGTAGATGTCAACGGTACGACGAGTGCTAGACGTGTTGATGTTGATGGTATTTCATACAGTCACGTCCCTGCCGGTCTCATACTCATGTGGCACGGTGATATAGCGAGTCCACCCACAGGGTGGGCTATTTGTAATGGTTCAAATGGAACCCCCGATTTACGGGATCGTATGCTCATTGGGCGAAATGGAACGTACACAGCTGGTTTAACGGGTGGTAATAGCGATCTTACGATGACAACAGGAACTTTACCTGCACACACACACACCGGTAACACCACACAAAATGGGCAACATAGCCACGCAAGTGTGACAACCGCACAAAATGGGCAACATAGCCACTCGGGTGATAGCAATCAGAAAGATCAGTCTCACTCCCACACTGGTGATACAAATAACACAGGTAGCCACGACCATGAAGGTACCACATCTAATAGTGGCAACCACGGCGGACATGGTATCAGTAATCAATCCCATGGTCATAACCATTTTGCTGCCCACGCTGCCAACGCTTTCAATGGTATAGGTGGCCACAATGGGGCTGGTCAATCATTCAATGTTTCTGGATGGATCCACGGTGCTTACATTGGTTTTGGTATTGGTCAATCGGGTAACCATACACATACTCTAACTATTGCGGCCGTTGGACATCACACACACGAACTAACTGTCACAGATGCTCCTGCTCACTCTCACAGTATCGCAACGACACAAAATGGTCTACACGACCACGAATTTACGACAGGCACAGGTGGTACACACCTTCACACAGCCACAACACAGCAGACTGGTGGTGGATCGTCATTTGAAAAACTCCCCCCATACCGTGCAATTGCATACATTATGAAACTGTAAAAAATAAACTCTCTATATAATATAAAATGTCTGGTGGTATCGCCCAACTCGTCGCCGTCGGTGCTCAGGATGTACACCTAGTCGGTCAGCCCGAAGTCAGTTTTTTCCGTTCAACGTATAAACGCCACACTAACTTTTCTCAAACTGTTGAGCGTCAGGTCATTCAGGGCAACGTCGCGAATAATGGTATGTCTACAATTCGCTTCGAGCGCAAGGGTGATCTCCTCAGTTACGTCTATCTAGTACCCAACAATGGTACAGCTACCCAAGCCTACTCCAATGTGGAGTGGCGCTCCAAAATTTCTAAAGTGGAGCTTCTCATCGGTGGTCAAGTGATTGATGAACAGGATTCGATCTTCTCCACCCTCATCGCTCCCACTGTCTCTGCGACCAACTCTTCTAAGTCTATCACTGGTAATCTTTTCGGTGGTGTTGACGACTCTCGTTTCTACCCCCTCCGTTTTTCATTTTGTGAGAATTGGCAATCAGCTCTTCCTCTGATTTCCCTTCAGTACCACGATGTCGAGCTCAGGATCACTTGGGGTACCACCGCGGCGAGTGGCAACATTAAGTGGGATGTCTACGCAAACTACGCCTACCTCGATACCCAGGAGCGTGAGGTATTTGCATCACAACCACAGAACATGATCATGACCCAGGTCCAGAAGGCAATTTCATCGGGTTCCAAGATCCAAGAGATGAACTTCAACCATCCCGTGAAGTACCTGGCCTCAGCGGATTCCACTGCCCTCAACATCCTCAATGATAACAACAAGCTCAAGCTCCAGATCAACGGTACCGATGTCGCCGACTTCAAATTTGCTGATCCTAACTTTACTACCGTCCCACTATATTACCACTCGTCTAACGGTGGTAGCAGCACTGGCAAGAAGTTGTTCTTCTACCCCTTCTGCCTCGATGTCTCTAAGCTCCAGCCCACAGGCTCCCTCAACTTTTCACGCCTCGACTCTGCTCGTATCATCAACGATACCCAGCTCTGTAACAAGGACATCTATGCTGTGAACTACAACGTTCTCCGTATCGAAAATGGTATGGGTGGCCTTTTATATTCTAACTAAATAATAACTATGTTTTGGAAGATTGTCTTCCTCCTCTCCATCGTTTTTGTATTGACGTACGATCCCAAGTCCAGGACACTCGAAAAGTTTGTCGGTCAGTCTACACCATCAACTGACAAGTCTTGTGAACCCGCGCATTACGAAGCCGTCCAATTTGCTCAAATGCCCTACGAATGCCCCCCTACAGGAAAACCCAATATGGGTGTTATTGTGTAGAATACTTAAAAAGAAGACCTCTATATAAATTATAATGATTTCAATGGATCGAGAAAACTTGATGATGGTAGCCACCATTGTGGCTATTCTAGGTGTTATCTTCTTATTCAGGGAGATGAATAAAGCTAAACAGGATCTTGAAAACTTGAAGGGGTTTTCGACACATCTAATTCAGCGTTTGTCTGCACCAGCACCACCCACAGAACCAAAAAAGGAGGTTGAAGCTGAAGCTGAAGCTGAAGCTGGAGAAAATAAGCAAGAATAATCCTATCCACTTATTATAACTTGCGAATGCGCAATGAAAAAATACAAGGCTATAGCTATACCCGTAAGTTTCCGTGATGATAAACCTCATTTCCTCACAGTGAGGGATCGACGATTTAAAGATTGGATTTTTGTCACGGGTGGATGTAGACGGAGAGAAATATTTAACCCAATTAGATGTGCTTTAAGGGAATTGGAAGAAGAAACGAGAGGTGTAGTCAATTTAAAACATGGTGAATATACAGAGTTTAAGTTTATAGTTAAAGAAAGTCCAACTGTAGACTTAGAGTATAATGTATTCATATTCTTCGTGGATTATGATAAACAGGAGCAACAGTCGTTAGTTAAAAAGTTTAACGATGAAAAACAAAGAACTACAATTAAAAAAATTAATAAACAACCTATTAAAAAAACGTTTGATGAAAATGATTTTATGTGTTTTGAAACTCTCGAAGAGTTTAACTTACGTAAACGTTGGAAACTCATTATAGATAATGTCATAAAAAATCCAGTATTTTACTCATGTGTAAGTTCCCTTGATAGAAAAACCTTTTCTATAAAATAGAATGAAGTCTAAAGCTTACATCTTAATGCAAATAGGGGAACTTCTCAAAACGAATAGAGGTTTCTGCGATGAGGAAGTTGACGAATGGGTAAAGGAAAATGAAAAAAATACAGTGTATGAACTTTTAACTTTCAAGAAGGAGTTATCCACTACAAGGGAGTACCACGATGTATCTTTTTTCAAGTGGTTTAGAGGGTAAGTAGTATAATAAAATATGTTTAAAAGGTGGTGTAACCAAAACGACTTTTTGAAAAGGGTCCCCAATCCCTCACATGTGCTCTTGGACGGCGGTTTGTTGTCTGTGCCATGTGATAGATTGATTGAATTTCATGAGAAGTATATTGATGCTGTCACGAGGGGTGAGAAATTATTTGTCGTTGAACAAAAGACTCCAACTTATAACTTTTTCGTTGACATAGACTATAAAGATGATAAGGCATTAACTATAAATGAGATTAAGAGTATATGTAAAGTTATATGTGACAAGGTAAAACGCCATGGTGGTAAAGAATGTATCATTTCGGTAGCACCCCCAAAGAATGTAGGGGATCTTGTAAAAACTGGCATCCATATGAATTGGTATGGGTATGTAGTTGATCAGTCATCAGCACTTGCTCTCCGTGAACATATATTGATAGCACTCTCGACGGTGAAGAGCTTTATGGATTGGAATGAAATAATTGACTCTTCTGTGTATGGTGACCTCCATAGGAGAACCAGTGGAAGTGGGCTTCGTATGCCATGGTCCTATAAGAAGGAAAAACATAACGCATGTAACGGTAAAGGGTGTCCGGAATGTGGTGGTAAAAAAGTTGATCAGGTCGCGTATCTCCCAGTATTTAAGTATACAACTGAACCTCTATCGACACTTTTGAGAATTGATCAGAGTCCAAGTGTTGAAATACTTAAATTATCAGCTATCAGGACAAATGAAGTACAACATGTTAATGTAGAACCACCTTCGATTGTTATCAAAGAAGGTACTTTTACAGAAGTACAAACAAAGGATGAGCTTCACAACGATCAATTGAAAGGTATGATAGAAGAGTTTATAAGGGAAAACATTGAAGGACAACGAACGTCTACAGTCACTAAAGTTTTCAAACATAAAGATACGTATCTCGTTTCCACCAATTCGAAATATTGCGAAAATCTAAAAAGAGCACATAGCTCCAATCACGTTTGGTTTCATATAAGTGGTAAGATTGTAGCACAAAAATGCTTTTGTAGATGTGAAACCATCAGGGGAAGACGCGATGGCTTCTGTAAAGACTTTTATGGTAGGAAACACGAACTACCTGATAAGATAATTAAGCAATTATACCAGGGAAAGAACGATATTAAGAATTGCCCAGAAATTAAGAAATTTAAAGAAAAACCTCAAATCAAACAATCTGACGTAAAGCCGAAGTTGGAGTCTTTCATACAGAGATTTATGACTGGGCAGAAAGACACCAAGGTGGTGAACATCTCTCAACAAAATAATAAGTTTATGGTGCTTACTACATCACATTACTGTGAACAAATACAATCTATTCACGAGAATCATTCCATGTCTTATATCATTGAAAAGAATAAGATTAAGCAAAAGTGTCCTATTTGTAAAAAGTGTCCTCGTGTAAAGACACATGTTTTGAATAGCAGTGTCATTCAAGAACTTTCTCTTTCGCGATAATATACTTAAACAGAAATATTAGCTATAATAAAACGATGAATAAGACTCGTTCTGGTAGGCAGATAAAGAAGCCTGAATTATATGAACCAGATGACACTGAATTAATTGATGATTATAAACAGGATGATTACAATTCCGAAATTGGTTCAGATATTGAAACCGATGAAGAATGTTATTCCGAAGATGATGAAAGTGATCTATGTGAATCCGATGATGAAGATGTAAATGGTAATCTAAAGGGTTTTGTTGTAGACGACGAGGAAAGTGATGAGGAAAGTGAGTAAGAATATGCTTAAAAAAAACGAAAGCTATATTAAAAATGGAGACAGACATTGGAAATCCCATTGAATATGACCCAAGTATTGACCCCCTGAATCAGGAGAAGGATGAAGATAATAAACACCAAGAACAAAGAGATCAGGATTATTATTTTCATCCACCGGATATGATGTATCAACCCCCACCCCCACCACGGGATGAAAAGGTTGATTTTTTTGCAAATGTAGAAAAATCGACATGGATTATTGCATTTGCAGTTTTTCTATTAGGCTTTTTCATGGGGAAAACCATGCAGCCAGTTATCCTCAGGTACACTTGAGTATCCTGTAAACGTCCCAATTTCACCATATTTAGGTGGTATAAACTTATCTACAAATGGACCCCTGTAAGTATCCTCAATAAATCCATCTATAGTACTTACCTTTTCAACATCTCTTTTGTTTTTTGAATTAAAACTTGGTTCAAAAAACAAAATAAAGAACATACTTGTCAAAATGATTGCGATGATTACACTTATCATTTTGTTTACTTTATAATAATATTTTTTATTTATATTTTCATTAGGGTTTTGACTCTTCAGATGAAACCTCTGGCTCACCTTCCTCCTTTACCTGTTCAAGATTACCGTTAATGGATGATTCGGCAGCCTCAGCCTCAGCCTCAGCCTCAGCCTCAGCCTCACGCTTCTTCTGACGCTCTTTAATCTCTACTGCGACAATGTCATCAGCCTCTTTTACGAGCTCTTCCATTGAGGAATCAGGTTTCTCCTTTTTGAGACGCTCAAGTACTTCAGCTGGGTGAGGGATTGGTGACTCATCCGACTTTGTATAAAATCTAGAGTTGTCATCACCAGGAATTAACTTGTTTTTACTGTCAATCATTCCCTGCTTACGTTCGTTGAACATACGAGAAGCTTGAGATTGATTTTCCTTATAACCAGTCATAATCTCTTCGAGTTTCTCATTACTGTAGTGGACATCCTCAATCTTTGTGGGATCAGGTGGAATTAGAAGCCATTTGTACATATCTACAACATAGATATCAAATGTTGGATCCTCTTTCTGAAGACGCTTAGCGTGATTAGCGGCTTCGTCGCGAGTCGAAAAGGCACCGCGAATCTTAACACCGAACTTATCATTTTTCTGGGGGGCCTCTGGGCCAATTACAGATAGACACGCGAAAACTTGACCCGGTACGGTAGTATAATCTTGTTCGAGAGACATTATATACATGTTATGATTTTAAACTTTAAGCTAGCTTAAAAGTGTTAATACTTATATTGTTAATGCATACTTATTGGAATAAACAGCCTATGTCGGGTGATGTCGGGTGTGTGGGTGCAATTAACGCTGAAAAGAATGTGAAGAATGAACCGTTTGATTTACCCGATGGTTTTATATGGTGTGACTTTGACAGTAATACAATTTGTGAATTTATAAATAATCACTACGTTCGAGATGATACATTTAATTTGTCTTATGATATCGAAATGATGAAATGGTATTTAGAATCCCCTACACATCATAGTATATGCATAGCCGAAAAGGAAACGGGTCAAATAGTTGGACATATTTCGAGTGTACCAGTCACGATGAAAATTAATAAAGATGTGGTTAAAATGGTTCAAATAAACTTTTTATGTGTAGATCTAAAGTACCGATCACATGGATTTGCACCACTTTTAATTAGTGAAATCAAAAGAATCGCAAACACCGAAGACATTTGGCAGGCTATTTTTACAGCTGTAACGACCATACCAACACCTATAACAAAAGCAAATTACTGGCATCGATTTTTAAATATAAAAAACCTTGTTAAAAGTGGTTTTCATAAGACGAATCGAATGCGTGAGAAATATTATAATTTGAAAATTACAAACTCTTCTTTTAGGAAAATGACTGTACGGGACATACCTAAAGTCACCATGATTCTTCAAAAACAATTTAATACCTTTAAAATTGCACCGATTATTGATAAGGATTGGGTAAAAAAGTGGATACTTCCTCTACATTCATATGTAAATGATGACACAGACGATTTCATTTCATTTTACAGTGTCCAGTATCAGCGTAATGATGGTACCTATACAATCAACCAGGCGTATGGACAATACATAGTTGGGGATGTTTACCCAACTGCATTTATAATTGCAAAAAATCTCGGATTTGATGTGTTTAACGTTCTCGATGTTGGTGAAGACACTACAAAATTGGAAGAATTGAAGTTTTTGAAGGGAACGGGTTCTGTAAATTATTATTTGTTCAATTGGCGCCTAAGTGATCAAGTAAATACCAAAGATATCATGTTTAAATTACCTTAAATTAAAGTTTTGGGGGTATAATATCACTATGGAAGAGATTCGAAAGAATCATAATGACGCCAAGAGAACTCTTATACAATCGGTAACCAATAAGGGAAATCAAATATTGGATGTCGGTTGTGGTTTTGGTGGTGATCTTCAGAAGTGGCACAAATGTGGTGCAAATATAAGCATGTGTGATCCAGAACCAACTGCTCTGGTCGAGGCTCAATCACGTGCAAAAAATATGCATATACGTGTAAACTTTTATAGAGGTGATATCCATAACTGTCCGAATAGAAAGTATGATATTATCTGTTATAACTTTTCACTTCATTACATCTTTGAGTATCGTGAAAAGTTTTTTGAATCTATTCGAGAAATAAAAAAGAGGATGAAACCTGGTGCCAAACTCATAGGAATTATACCTGACTCAGAAAAAATAACCTTCCGTGTACCCTTCAAAGATGATATGGGCAACTTCTTAATGATGAAAAAACATGGAAATGGGCAGTTTGGTGAGAAGTTATGGGTAAACCTGACTGATACACCATATTACGCAGATGGACCTAAACCAGAACCAATAGCTTACAAAGATCTTCTAGTGACACATCTAGAAGAAATTGGTTTCAAACTTCAACAATGGGAAGGTCTTATGGGAAATCCCATATCCGAGTTGTATAGCAAATTTATATTTACATATAAGAAATGATAGTGTTCATCGTTTTGTTTCTTGTAAACTTGTTTATACTTATGAACACCAGGGAACCAATGGTGTTTATTGATGTGAAGGAAAGGTATAAAACACTCAGGGAACATTTGAAAGATACAGGAAATCAAAAGTTTCACATGTTAGTTAATCATATACCAATTACAGGTTTCATGAATATGAAAGGAACGGTGGGTTATAATACAAATAAGGGGCAAGAAATCGCATTGTGTCTTAACGGGGATGTTAATTCGATTTTTCATGTTCTTATACACGAACTTGCTCATTGCACAGTGAAAGAGTATTCACATTCAGATGAATATTGGAACAATTACATAGAGCTCAGAGACATTTGCACGAACCTCGATATTTACGAAAAGATACCAACTCAAACCGAATTTTGTGGTCAACACATTCAGGATAAATAATCTTTGTCTTTAATAAATGAAAACACCTATTGACGTTTTATTGACAGTCGTTGGGTATTGGTTAGCTGTGTTTGCAATTTTGATCGTTCCACGTTTTTCTAAAAATTACTCGGTCAATCTTATATGGTTAACTGTTGTGATACCTAACGTATTACGTCTTATTGTTGGAAGTCTTCCACGACTTGCTGTAGATCGTAACTTTTTCCTTATGAGTTCAATCTTTTCTCTTATTTTTGTTTACATCGGAAACAAAATCTGGAAACAAACTGCGGAGTCTGTGAAGAACTATCAAGAGACGGACAGGAGAAAGGCATTTGATCTGAGTGCCTTGCTCATGACGAGTTTTGCGATTGGTGCGTTAATTACTTATTATGCTGGTATAGATAAGTCAATCTATAGTAATATGGGTTGGGAATCGAATACTTAAGCTTTTACAATGTAATCCTTCATAAAGTAAAAAACGATAGCAGCCACTAAACCCGTGGAGGCTAGACCTACAACACTTCTGCTCCCCTGTTCGTTAAGGAACTTGGGAACAGAGGTCACAAGCTTGTCTTGAACTGGCTTACTAACAGCGAGAGCCGTAACAGCACCCACAAGGAGAGCAATAACCTGATCGTCGGTGAGATTGAGAGGGTATTTCTTCTCTGGGGTAGCTTGTTGCGCCTGAGGCGCCGCATAAGCACCCTGAGGTTGAGCAGCAGTCATTTGTGGCATCATCCCCTGCATCCTGGGTTCTTCCATCATCATTGGGGGTTCCATCATAATATCATTAATAGGGGTAGAATCCATCGTAGTATCTTTATTTTGACTCACATTTTTTTCTGAAGAACGTAACGCTTCCGAATTATTGACAAAGTTTGTGGTTGGGTTGTCATTTAGTGACACCATACCATCACCGTTATCAGAAAGATTCATCGTATTAATGTCTGTAGCCATTTGATATAATCATAGTTTTTTAAGAAATATAAGTAACGCAGTTACCTAAGTCATTGACAGTTTATCGTATACATATGACTCATCTACAGGATATTCATAAAGGTTCTTCTATTGCGGCTGGAATATGCCGTAATTCTGAAAGTACCCTTGGTTTTGCCCTGAATGAAATTAAATCCTATTGTCACGAAATTGTGAGTAATATGAATGCCGAGTTTTACTGGAAGAAGAGTATTGGGATAAATGAATTGATTCCAGATTTGAATTCAGATAAAAAATGTTTTATAAGTCCAGATGGTGGTTTATTTTTTGTCAAAATTGATACCAAAAGTTATTGTTTTATGATTGTTGAAGATAAGTATCAAGGAACGAACGATGTGAGAAAATCCAAAGATCTTCCAAAACAATCGACTGGTAATGCAATTGAACGTGTTTTCAAAAACCTGAATGCATCCTGGCACCTTTTCAAGGACTTACCAATTTGTCCGTATTTGGTATTTGTCGCTGGATGTGATTTTCATCACACAGAGACAATTATAGATAGAATTGGTCCAATTTCAAACTATGGAAGAAATCCAATTATATGGGAAATGAAAGATGATAATGTATTTGACCCAAACGAAATGATTTCAAAGATAAATCTTAAAAAGGATATGATGAGGGAGTTTGCAACCTTCTGTGTAAAAACTCATAAATATGATCAATTTTCACATGGAAGTTCAATGTGGCGGTGTGATGAAAGACTCACGATTATGAAGCATGTGGCATACGAATCACTTAAGGGAATAGTGGCTTTTCATAATAGATATGAACGAGTATGTGCACCAGCCTATGATAACCTACATAGGTAATAAAAGGAAATTGGTTGAGACTATAGAAAATATAGTGAAAAAATTGAATCCTAAATCATGTGCAGACGCATTCTCTGGTTCTGGTGTGGTATCGAGAATGTTACTTACACATTGCGACGAATTACATGTGAACGACCTGGAGAGATATTGTGAAGTAATTTCAAATTGTTTCCTAAAAAATCCATCATGGGCTGATCATGATGAAATCGTCGATCATATAGAATCTATGAATAGTTGTCCTGATAAAGAAGGCTTCTTTTCTGAACTTTATGCACCGGACGATTCCTCTAATATCAATGAAGATGAACGATGTTTTTATACCAAAGAGAATGCAAATAGAATCGATGGTATGTTAGAGTATGTAAATAATAAGGTACCGAGTACCCTCAGGGATTATTGTCTTGGACCACTTATCGTGAAAGCGAGTATACACACAAATACTTCTGGTGTATTTAAGGGTTTTCATAAAGGTGGTTGGGGTGGAAAGGGTGGTCACGCGCAGGATAGAATTAAAAAAAAGATAGAGGTTGAATGTCCCATCTGGTTTGAATCTTCTAAAGCTGTGAAAGTTTATCGAGAAGATGCTTGTGTTTTTATGGAGAATATACCGAAAGTAGATTTAATTTATCTCGACCCACCATATAACCAACACCCATATGGTTCAAACTATTTCATGTTAAACTTGATTTGTACTAATGAGAGACCTCATACAATTTCAAAAGTATCAGGTATACCACGTGACTGGAATAAAAGTGAATATAATTCAAGGGTTAAAATAAAAGAAACTATGAAACGTACTCTTCAGGTAGCTGTAAGTAAATCTAAACATACACTCGTATCTTACAACAACGAGGGTTTCATCACACCGAGTGATTGGGAAGAATTACTCTCACCCTATCAATATGAAAAGATTGAAATCGATTATAATTGTTATAGAGGAAGTAGAAACTTACAAAATAGGTCAAACAAAGTGACAGAGTTTTTGTTTATTATTTCGTCTTTGTAATTTTGAGATTTGTCTTTTTCGTAGCCTTCTTGGTATCATCTTCTCTCTGTTGTTGATGCTTTGGATTGTACATTTTTTTATGTATTCCCCACAATTGGGGACTTCCAACTTTAAAGTTTTTCCTGACTGTAGCCTTATACCAAAACACACAATCAGTGATTTTGTTAGATTTTACCGTATTATCTAACACGAGACACTCATAATTCTCTGTACACGCATCCATAACTTTACAAAACATATCGAAATTTGGGAAGATACCAAAAAAAGATTTATATAGTTTTTCTCTATTTTGTATGATATTCTCTCTCAAAATAAACACATAATCCACGTTAGCTCGTAGTGCTGGCGGGAGATCCATTACATACTGCATAGTCAACATGAAGAAAATCTTCCAATGTCTTCCATTCATAAAACACTGTCGTATACACGTATCTTTTAGAAACTTTGAGTCGTACATACAGTCATCAAGAAGCATGAACGAACCACAATTTTGTTTCCCTGCACCCACTAATTTTCTCTGTCTCGCCATGACCCGTTCGATCGCATCCCTATCGTAGTCACCATAGATGAAAAGATCGGGGATGAACTCGGAATAGAAATGATTCCCCTCTTCTGTTCCTGAAAGAACAATACCTGCTGGGAGATGTTTCTTGTGGTACATGATATCTTTCACAAGGGTCGATTTACCTGTATTACGCTTACCTATAAATACAATGACCTTATCATCTGCAATCGATTCAGGTTTGAACTTCTTCAACTGAAGATTCATTCTAATGTAGTGTTCCGTTTTATTTCGCAAAATTTTACTCACATACTGTAGGAATGGCTGGTCGACTAAGACTTGCTGCCACCGGAGTTCAAGATAAATGGCTCACAGGTGAACCACAATTCTCATACTTCCTGATGAATTACAAAAGACATACAAAGTTTGCGATTGACTATGTTGAAAGTCAATTTGATGGACAGATAGACTTTGGAAATATTTTAGAGTGTCGTGTACCAAATGATAAAGGTGATTTTGTGAAGAACCTAACTTTGAAAGTTACATTGAGTGATCCACAACCCGATACAGATGGTAACAATGTATTTTGGTCACCTTCTATAATTTCACATCTTATCGAATATGCTGAACTTATAATTGGTGGGCAAACTATCGAGCGGATTACAGGAGAATATATCTTTATGCATCAGCAGCTTTACAATACAGACGACGATGTTGACCAAACTCTATACTTTCTGACTGGTCACGGTAATATACTCTCTTACAGTGGTGAGTATACATACTTCATGGATTTACCGTTTTATTTTTACAGGAACCCAAGTCTAGCTATACCTACATGCGCCCTCACAAAACAAATGGTCGAAGTGAGGATTAAGACAAGACCCCTCTCTGAACTTATATATGGTGGAGCACCCGCAAATGTAACCGCTTCAATCAATAAGTTTTCATTAGACACAGAATTCATTTTTGTCACACCCAATGAACGAGCTTTTTTCATGTCAAGACCCATCGATTATGTTATTACACAGACCCAGTTATCACAATTTATTATGAAAGCTGGTGAAACTAAAAAGTCTGTCATGTTAAACTTTGTACATCCAGTTAAGGAACTCTTTTTTATTTCTCAATCTGAATCTTCTGTTCGTAACAATTATCCAAATCAATATAACAATATAACAAATGTAGAACTTAGATTCAATAATGAAGTAGTTTTTAATCGAAGTAAAAAGTTCCTTGCATATGAACAGGCTCTCAAACATCATGTATATTCACCAAGAAATGAAGGAAGCTACCAAAACTCAGAGTTTGCCATGTATTCTTTCTCTCTCAAACCTGAACTTTACTATCCAACTGGACAAATTAACATGAGTCGTATATCACATAAACTACTTACATTAGATATTGACCCACTCACAGTTGAAGACGACAATAACACAAGAATATATGCAGTCAACTATAATATTCTCCGTGTAGCGAATGGAATTGCTGGTTTAAAATTTTAGCACCTTATAATAGTAATGGCTGGTGTTATTCAGCTTGAAGCATCTGGACCTCAAGATAGGTTTTTTACGATAAACCCAGACTACACTTACTTCCTTGAAAGTTTTAAAAAACATTCTAACTTTTCAAATGAGTTTGTAGATATAGATTCTGAAATTAAAGCAAACTTTGGTAGCAAAGCGAGATTCATCATCTCTCAAAATCAAGGAGATCTTTTGAAGACTATAAGTTTGAAAGTAAAGTTACCAGATATTGCGACTCCATTATGGGGTTACATAGACTCAGTTGGACACGCTCTCATAGAATATGTTGATTTGATCATAGGGGGTAAGATTATTCAGCGTATTTCTTCAGATTATCTTCAGATATACTCAGAGCATAATGTCACACAAACTAAACAATATGCTTTAGAAGAACTCGTTGGTAAATATCCAGAAAGATCAACTGCCACCCGTGTATCAGATAGAGAGATTCTCTGTCACCTCGGAGTCGCATCTGGTATAGAGGAATATTTCGTAGATTTACCCTTTTATTTTTATAACAACCCCAAGTTAGCTATTCCATTATGTTCCATAAAAAAGCAGGAAGTTGAAGTTGAAGTGAAATTTAGGAAATACGAAGATGTGATTGTAAAAGTTGATGGCTCCAAGCCAATAACCGATTTTTATGAAGTTTTAGATTTAGTAGAGTGTCAATTGTGTGCAGAAGTTGTATTTTTAGATCCATGTGAACGAATTAAAGTAGAAAGTGAAAAGAAGGATTATATAATTACTCAAATACAGCAGAATGTTTTTGATATAGACGCAGGTGTAAATAGTGCTAGGTTTAAATTAGACTTTCTTAATCCTGTGAAGGAGTTGTATTTTGTTATTCAACGTCAGGGTGAAGTTGGTACAGGGGAAGGGGAGTTTGTTACACCTTTCGACTACGATAACACATTACTCACAGACAATAACGCTTATATTCTTTATGAAAATCTTAAATATCTCACACTACAACTTGATGGGGTAGACGTAATCACACAGGATATAGGTAATGTTATATTTCTTAAAGCAATTCAAGCAGCTATTCACCATTCAAAAACACAACTTTTAAGAAGATTCTACTCTTATAGTTTTGCACTTGAACCAGAAAAATGGTATCCAACTGGTCAAGTAAACTTCAGTTTGATAAAAGACCAAATTCTTAACCTAAGTCTTACTACATGTGCAGATTATAACCGACAAGTTCGAATATACGCCGCAAGTTACAACATTCTCCGTGTACGTGGGGGAACTGCGCAAACTATTTTTGACGTCAGATATTAAATATGAATATGCAAACTGGATTTGGTGATGCAGGTGATGGAATGTTGGAGAAGTATATTTCTGATATGACCAACATTATTCTACCTGTTATAGAAAAAAGTACTTTACTCGCAGCTGAATATTGCAAAGCTTGTGGAAGAGATGTAATTCTTTCAGAAGACATGGAATACGCGATGAAATATTGTGCAATGAAGACAGTTGGTGAGACAATTGGGTCCACCATACCAGAAATATACAATGAAGAGGTATCAGACGAGGATGAAGAGGAGGAGGATGTTGAACCAGAGGACTGCCCGGAGTTTGTTAGGTACTCGGGTACTGACCCAGTTTTCACATGGGTAAATGAGGCATTTGATACATGGGACGCATGGATTCCCCAAAATCCGACAGAACAGATGTTAAAAAATGCTATTAATAGTAATGAGTACATCAGATCCAGAGGGATGGACGGTTTCTGAATACAAAACATTTAAAGTGTCAAATAATGATGATTCAGAATACAGTACCGTTGAAGATTCTTCAGATGATGACGAACAAATATTTGCAAAATCTAGTTTCGTTCGAAAACCAAAATATAAAAAAATAGTCGAAAAAGAAGAATTATTACCTGAATAATTTTTTCCTCGTATATAATATAAACCCACTATGTCGAATGATATGACCACTCGAGCACTTACCACTGTTAGCCTCGTGACTCAAGAACTCGAGACGCAATCCCTGAACGCAATCGTCGCGGGTTTCTCCTTCGCGGCTGCCATGTCGTGGATGGACCTCGTCCGTTGGTTCATCCAGCAAGTGATCAAGGTACCCAAGAACGGTGGTACTCAGTATACCCTCACTGCGGTCCTCACTACTCTCCTTTCCATTGTGGTGTACCTGGTGATTTCTACCGTGTCCACTCGCGTTTCTAAACCTGCTCAACCCGTGTACGCGGTCACTCGATAAGTTTTGGTTTTCTACGCATAATTAACATTAATATTAGACCTAATAAAACAATCCCACCAATTGAAAGATATTCTTTCCAGGGATAAGTATCTGCTATAGTTTCAGGGATACTTATTTTTGGCTCGTCGGAAACATTTTCCATTGGAACCTTTGGAAGTCCTTCCAATTTATCTGTAGAACAAGTAATTTCAAACTTTATCGTATGTTCTTGATTTCTAAAATCATATGGAATTAAACGCCCATGACTCATGTAAAAATATTCGATGTGAAGATCTCTGACGTATTTTTGGGGGCCACCATAAAACTCATGTGTTAAGGGATCATCGGTGCCATGAAAATTGATAAAGTCTGAACCATCCAGTAATATATGACCAGTGTAAAACGGTGTAGCCGAATAGACAAACTTTGTAAACTTATCAGAACCTGCTGTAATACGAATAATAAGTGAATTAGGTCCTTCTAAATTAATAGCACCAGATACAACACTGGTACTAATTGTTGGGTTTTTAGAGGAAAACCCCATGACCTGATGAGGTGTAGTAGTGCGACCTACATTACTTGAATATCCATTTGTTCCATCGTAGAATTCGAACGTAAAAGTATTACTCGCTTCACTATTAGAGAATGTAAGAGCATCTGTATCTGAGTCAAATACAACAGAATCTATACAGGTCAAAGGTGGTTGCATTTTGAGATCAAGATCCGATGCGAGAGCAGTACCACTTGTATAATTTGTTTCGTCGAGTGTAACTTCAATCAGTTCATCTGGTGCACCCGAATCATAAATACTGAATGTTTTATTTGTTGCACACGTGGTTAATTGCGGTGTTGGAATGCGGGCGGATATAAGTGAAATCTTAGAAACGTCGTAAATAGGGTTTTTTAAACTCACTACATAACTATTTGCATATGGATACAGTTCGGTATCACGTTCGCTGCTATCTATATCAAGGGTATGAACCTTCATTAAAATATAGGTACAATATTTTAATGATTGTTTTTGTCTATGAGAGTCAAAAAGATCTATGAGAGACTATGAGCCAATGGGTTGTTCTGGAGTTGTCGCTTAGCGATATTGAGATTTTCGGTATTTGGATTCGCATTACCCTTATAGGCATTCAACTGGTGATAAGGTGTCTGCTGGTACTGTTGCGTCCAACCACCATTGGCTGCACTCATACGACCATCGATGCGAGATGTATCCGATCTAACAGTAGTGAGGGCACCACCAGCCTTGAGAGCCGACTCTCTAACATTCATACGACCAGCGTTACCCATGCGGTTAGGTTTACCACGGCGATCTTCGGGGCGGAAACCATACTTCATGAGCTGTTCATTTGTCTTCGCGGTAACCTTAGAGGCGGCACTATTGGTGTAAGCGCCTTGGAAGTTAGTAATACCAGGGGCTGGTTGGTTATAGTATTTATATTGTTCATCATTACGATCGGTCCTGAAACGAGTTGGGTCTTGTGATACAGTTTGAGCAGAAATGAAACGCTTGGCACCATTGAAACCAAGGCCGTCATTTCGCATACCAGTTTCTGAACGGTTAGTGGTACGCATAGTTTTTTGGTAACTTCCACGTGGAATAGCACCCGACATTCCTTGAGCCCTACCAGCCACTGTCGGGAGACGAGAAGGGAGGTAAGACGTTGTTTCTGGTTTATTATGAGTTAATTGGCCAACGACAGCTGAACGACCACCCGTAACATCCGCGGCTGGACCGGAACGACCTGGGAGTGTAGTTAGACGGTATTCACCCACGTTAATTGGGTTAATCCTTAACATCTGCTGGAAACCACCTGCAGCTGGAGTGTTTTCACCTAAACCTAAACCCGGACCAACCATTTGTTTTTCGACAGGTGAAAGATTATTCATATGACCGGTGTCATACATTCGGTTACGCATGTTCAAAATCTCCTGCCCACCACTTCTTTGTTGCATACCTATATCGGCAAAACTAGTCACTTCCATTTTATGAGGAACTTCAACACGAGGTGCAAATTCTCTTTCAATAAAATCAGGAACCTCGTTATTCACCGATAAAGGCATTTGTTCACTTTGAACCTTAGGTTGAATAACCCTTGGTGGTTCAGACCGGGAACTCAAAGTCCTACCAGCATATACTAGTCCGGCAATTGCGGCGAGTGAAATGGGATCGGCCATTCTTATTTGTTATTAACATTTTTATTAAGATACCTTTTCTGAAAAAGTCCGTTCTGAAGTTCAGCACGTGTACTGGTTGGTTCATAACTAATTGTACGAAGAGGAACCTTGCATTCCATGTTAGAGAGGGGGAACAAGTTTCGTTCATACGTGGGAACGATTACCTTATTGAAACGAGTAGTACTCTGGGGTCTAAGTTGATCAGATGTTTCGATATACTGTGCTGGCGACCCCTTACCCGCCTTGTAAGGTGCGGTACCGTAGAGCATTGTGTTGGGTCGACAATCACCACAATTTAAAGAACTGGGCTGAGGGTAAACGAAAACTTCGTCGGTCGCCCTCACCGGTGGGAGAGCTTGGGAGTTTTGAACAATTGCAAGGCCGGGTTGAAGCTGATATGCCATTTATTATTACACGAGAATATTTATCTAACTATAGGATCCACTACCTCCACGAACACGTCCACCTCCTCTAATACCCCTGACATCACCATCTTGACCAATTCCAGCAAAAGCTTCGAGCTGAACACCCCTAGCATCTGGATTGCACATCTCAGGGTTGGATCTACACATTTTTTTATTTTTAGAACCATACAACCACTCTGCAAATGCAGTCTGGTCTCCTGGGATCTGGGAAACGGGGGCGGTTACAAACTGACGAGCCGCCGCATTACGCTGATATTTTGGAAGAGATGACCTGGAACGACCGGCATCATATAGAATGCGATCATCTAGGTAATGTTTAACAAATGGTTCAACAGATGGATAGTAACACGCTTCTAAACGGTTAGGTGCGTCAGTATAATCTGTAATGAGGACGTTTCCCATTGGGTTATCCTCTGTAGGCATCTGACACCCCGCTTCACTACCACTAATAGATATACCATATGTCTCCTTTACCATCTTAGATTTATGCATAACATAAAGAACACTCAAGACCGTACCCCCTAAGATGAAAATACGTGGATCACGGCGAATAATATAGATGATACAACACGCGTAAATAATAAATCTCGAAGCGGAATTAATTCTATCCTCTGGAGTTTGATCTTTATTAGGCCAAAATTGTATAATTTTATTGGAATTAATTAACTGTTGAGGATCGTCAAACCAGACCTTCATTTAATATAATGTAAGAAGTTTTATTTTTTTGGAAGACTTCCGAGCAATCCACCCATCATTTTCATAATAGCATCTTGGTTAAGTTCACCACCATCATTCTGCATCTTATCGGCGCATTCCTTAGCGATACCTTCGATCATTGATAGGGTGTCAGCTGGAATGGCTGTGATGGTCGTACCAAGCATATACATTGTCTGAAGATATTGCCATGTAGCGTCACGCGTAGACATACTCATACGAGCCCAATAATTCTTAATATTAAGATCTTTCAGTAAATCGATAGTTTCAATTTCTTCGAGAATGAAATGTTCATCCTTCGCGGAAATCTTATCGGCGTATGGTGTCACACCCTTCATAAAACCATCAACAACGATACGGGGGTTGGTTTGTTTAAGAATTTCAAGAGAAGTCGTCATCTTCTTGATACCCTTTTCATCTGGAAAAGTGCGATGCAATTCCACAAGAAATTGGGAAAGCATATCATTAAACGCGGTGACAGAAGCCATATGCTAATAATGATACGTAATCTTTAAGTTAGAATCTAAAAAGGGTCACTTGATATGGTCTCTCTTTGACCAATTCCGTTGGCTACAATAAAATATACAAGAATTGCATTCAAGATTGCAGGCTTTGTGTATTTGTTCAGTTCCAATTTACCTTCATTATTTAACTGAGCCTTGGTATGAATGTAAGCTGCGGTGATACCCGCGGCCACGAGAGCTGCACTGACAGGATCTCTAAGATAATCGGATAACTCCATTTAATTATACGCAGTTTTTTTTACACGGTGATCCGGTGCATCCCCAAAGAATACATTATCATTTTCTTGTGTTTCCTGAGGATTTTGTAGTTGAGTAGGTTCCATATCAGGTTCCATCTCAGGTTCCATCTCAGGTTCCGCTGGGGGGGCTTGTACACCAGGAACCGTCTTGAACTCATTCTCGAGACCGGTAGGTTGAAATTGTTCTTCTACATCATTAATTGGTTCCATTTCCGACTCCATTTCCTGCAGTGGCACCGATTCTGGTTCAGGTACATCTTCGTATACATCTGGATCTTCGGTATCATGAACCTCGCCATCCAAGTCAATATCACGCGTCTCTTGTGACATATACGTTTGCAAAATCTCTTGCACTGGGATAAGTTCTTTCACGGTGGCCTCGATACATGTAGAGAAACGTGCAGTTAATTGTTCATCACGGGTGTATTCACTTTGTTCATCATGGAAAATGTAAGGATCTCTGTAGAGATCTTTCGCAATATTATTGTAACAAGTCTGGATAAAAACTTCATTACTTGGCAACTTTAAAGATATCTTCTTGTTACCCGCCTTAAGACGAACTGCTGAAAGAATCTTCGTACACGCGACAAATACCGCAGCGAGAAGGTCCCCAAACCAGGAACACCTGTTTGTGATGTTATCGGAATGGTTCTTGGACATCGCATTGGACCAATTCGGAACCTCTTTGAGAAGTTTCTGGAACATAATAAGCGTCTTTCGACCTTTAGAGATTTTTGTAGCTTCGACATACATATCCTGGAAAACTTCAATCACAGCTGGACACATAATAAGAAACAGTTGCCCGAGATATTCGCGACGCGCCTCGACAAGAATATTAAGATTATCCATCTATGATTAAGGGGTTTTTTTTATAATACTTTTACTACGCACTACGCACTTCTCCTGTACTTACTAGCTATCTTCTTGAGATTCATTAGATTTGGAAAATCTGTTTCTTCCGTATCTTTTTCCTTTTCTATTTGTTTTTCTTTCCTCGGAATCATCCAAGAAATGTATATTTCATAATCACCGATGAGTTGTACAGTAAATCCACCCAACTGAAACTGTCTCACGATGTATATCGCCGCCAGGTGTCTATCAAAGGTTGGATATCCAACTACAAATACTGGAATGACGAGAAATACCTGTTTTTGGCCAAACTCTACACATTGTTTTATTTTACGTGAGAATTGTTCATAGATACGTGTATATATCTCTTTTCGTATTTCTTTTCTCTTCTTATCAATTTTTGTTACATCATTGATACTGATCATTATAATTACTGTAATTTAATTTTAGCCATTTCTAACTCACTGCGGGCAGGAACAGCAGCCTCTTTAACAAGTTCATAATTAACAAACTCTTTACCGTCCGTACCATCAACAAAAGGTTTAATATTAGAAACAGTCTGAACATCCAATGGTTGAGAACGCAATGATACAAGGCGGGTATTTCCATTTACAACTTCATAAGAAGCAACAACAGAGAAGCCAAACGCGAAACCGCTATCTTTTACGGTCATGAACATACACTCATATATCTGTTTCCCCTCTTCATTAACAAAGCGCTTGATAGAAGTTGTCTCGATAATATATGTACAAAGACCAGTTCTTTTTGTTATTTCCTTGTTCGCTTCAAGAACAAATTCCTGCATCATGTCATTATTAATATCGACTTCCGCCTGACGATAACCAGACATATTTGGTTTGGTGTCATCAAACTTGATATTGTTCACGGGTTTTTTGTACCCTGAAAAACCAAATAGTTCTGTAAATGGTTCACGCTTCGTTGTTAGTAGCAGGACAATCACGATGATAATGAATGTCAAAAGTAGTCTCATCTTTACTAGTATGCGTTAATTTTTTTTTAGAAAATACCGTATACATAATAGGATGTCGCTTCTGGTATATAGCCCACGATGCAAACACTCTATGGAGATTATCGAATACATAGCAAAGCAACCACAACTTAAACAGATGGTTCATTATCATAATGTGAATACACAGGGTATACCACCTGCCTATCGAAATAAAATTAACCGTGTACCAACGATGTTAACGAAGAATGGTAAAGTCCTTGTCGGTACAGAAATAAAAAATTGGTTAGACTCCCTGTTACCAAATAAGGAGGTCTCTAACTGGGGTTTCTCTGGATCCTGTTCTATGACAACACTCGAAGGTGGTGAAGGAGACAATGATATATTTACTTTAGACAATTACGGACAGTCTCTTCAACCCGCGATGACACAGGAACTTGAAGAAAAGATCAACCGCGATGTGAGTAAAGGGGTTGCATATTCAGACCAGGCATAACATGGATAACCGATTTAAAGATCTAAAGCGATTTAACAATAGTGATGAGATTAGTAACAATACAGGCGTCTGCTATAAAGTCGACATTTGAGGTACTTAAAGATATTCTCAACGATGTCAATATTTACTTCAAACCGGATGGACTATATATAGTGACTCTCGATACAGCTAGAACTTCATTGATTGATATGTATCTTTCAGCTGACAATTTTGAAGAATATTCATGTAACAGTGATGAAATTATAGCTGGTATTAATATTTCTAACACGTTTAAACTCCTGAAAACGATTACAAATAATGATATTCTATCGATAGAAATTAATTCAAAAGAATACATGGATATAGAGATCGTGAGTGAAATAAAAAAGACATGTACGAAGTTTCAACTCAAGCTTCTTGATATCAATGAGAGTCGTATTGAAGTACCAGATGTTGTCATGACAAGTGTGACAACTCTCGCCTCTATGGACTTCCAGAGACTCTGTAGAGATATGTCTAATATTGGTAGTGATATAGAAATTACACGCTCCGGTAAACAACTCAAACTTAAATGTGAAGGTGACTTTGCAAATCAAGAGACGATCATTCAATGTCCAGATGAAACCGAAGAAATTAAGGGCCTCTATTCACTCAGATATCTGAATATTTTTGCAAAGGCGACGAGTATGTGCGCGTCTGTGCAAGTTATGCAGGAAAATGGAAATAGATTTCTAATTCTAAAGTATAACGTCGCAAATCTTGGAGAACTTAAGTTCTATCTCGCGACTAAGGTACCCGAAGATCAGTTGTGAAGTGTTCAAGCGTAAATACTGTTTTTTTCATACCAATTGAGTTTGTAATAATTATTTTTGGAAACTTCTTCTGTAATACATTTTCAGTGTAATAAAAAAAATCTCTCAAAGCTACTTTTTGACCATGAAAATCGTTTCTAGGTCCCGCGTATTTCTTCACCTTATCAGTAATGTCTATATGTGGTTTATCATCATGATCCACTAACCATACTTTACTCAAAGGAATTGTAAAGTTCATCAACATGCTTTCATCTTTACCGGGTTCAAAGTTTATGTTATTTGTAATAACTTTATAAGCTTTTCCATTGTACCAATATGTGATACGAAGTATTATATTTTTAACATTTTCGGGAACCGTTGTATTTCTAAACTTGCATCTTGTTACCGGTAGATAAAAATTACGTAGAATGTCATCCTTCCAGTCCTTACTTTCAGATTTCCAAAAGTCATCCTTTACTTCATAATCTACCCTGTCATCAATTGTATATTCCAGTTCTTCTGATATTATACGATAGTCTTTGGGTGTGATTAATCCTTTGAAGAAATGTAAAATGGTACTTAAAAGGTTAAGGAGCATTCTTAAATATAATGGAGGGCAACTTTTTAAGTAGGTATAATAATAAGGTTACAAACTGGTCTGAACTTATAAAGAAAGATCCCGAAAACAGAAGACGTTACGAGTCCGAGATGTCAGAATATCTCATGAAGTGCTTGCCATTTATGAATCAGTATACAGATGAAACACAAGAAATGGTGAATACGGATAATGTTTTCAATGTAAAAGAAACTGTCGGTCTTGCGCGAAAAGATATTTTTAGAGACTATTTGATAGATGTTGAAAAAAATAAAAAAGTTTTTAGACCAAGTGAACGTGTAATCGACCAGTGTACTAAATGTCCCAATAGCAATGTAGTACACTTTCACGATACAAGTGACTTAGTATGTGATTCATGTGGTATAATTATTTCCGTTCTGATTAGCGAAGAACTCACATATAGAGAAGAACAGGAAACGTCTGAAAAAGTGATCAATTATTGTTATAAGAGAGAGAATCATTTCAATGAATGGTTAAGTCAATTCCAGGCACAAGAAATGACGAATATTCCACCTGAAGTTATAGAACAATTAAGAACGGAAATAAAAAAGATGAAAATCAAGAAACTTGATGAAATTACACATGCTAAAATTAGAGTATTATTGAAAAAACTACGGTTAAATAAGTATTATGAGCATGTACCATATATAACAAATACGTTAACTGGACTCAAAGCCCCTAATATGCCCATAGAGTTAGAAGAGAAGCTTAGAATCATGTTCAAGGATATTCAAAAGCCATTCGATGATAATTGTCCATCAGAAAGAAAGAATTTTTTGAGTTATTCCTATGTTTTATACAAGTTTTGTGAACTACTGGGAGAAGATGAATATCTCCAATATTTTCCTTTATTGAAGTCTAAAGAGAAATTATATCAACAAGATGTAATATGGAAAAATATATGTAGAGACCTACAATGGGAGTTTTTACCAACAATATAAAGACATTATTAATTAATTCTTTATAATGAAGAAGGATCAGAAGTGTCCAAATTATGATGTGTGTTGCAAACTAATGGACCCAAGATTGAAGGTGTGTAGTTCGTGTTTTTGGAGATTCAAGAATGAAGTACTCGACTTCAAGAATGATGAATGCCCTTACTGTTTTGAAAATACAAAATGTGTCAGGTTCAGAAAATGTTCACATTTTGTATGTCTCAAATGCTTCAATATAAATAGTAAATGCGCGATGTGTCCAAAGACTTAAAGGGGTTGGTATTAATTCAATTAATGAATGAATATGAACAGTTATGTATAGATGATGCAGCTTTTCATATAGACCGAGCTAAAGAGATATTAACGGAGGGTCTCCGTGACCCCAAGAAATATCACGATGAATCGAAAGAACTTTATCGTATGATGGCTAAGGTGTTTCCTCTAATGATCCTAATGCAATACAACGAACCTCAACCTCCCGATTCGGAAACGGAGGAAAGTTTACCAAATACGCCTTCTTCAGACCTGTCAGAATCAGGTAGTTTTGAGCCTGAAGATCAGCCTGATCATTGAGGGTCTTGATTGTCTTAAATTCTAAGATACTTTCATTGTTGACAATGATATCAGCCCTCAGATTACCTATAACATGACCCTCAAAGGGAATGGGAATAATCCGTTCCGATTCGTATTGAAATCCATCCTTACGGAGGAGTACTTCCATAGCATTGTGATACACTCTTTCGCTATACCCGGGTCCTAACTGCGTGTATACTTTGCTAGCGAGGGCTACTACGTCTAACATTACTTTACTTTTTTGTTTTAGCTTTAACAATCTTATTTCTCAAATTGTTTGTGAGGTTGTAGCCAGTCATATTTTTGAATGCAATTTTATTACCGGATATAGCTGCAGCTCTAGCCATAGTAGCCGAGGGTGCACTATTAGAACGAGGTACAGCAACCTTCTTGAATGGGAGAAACTTGAAACTATTTTGTCGATTCTGTCCAACAACCATGATTGAGTTTTTATTGAAGTTTTCTGTAATCCTCGCTATACTCATATCCTTTGCAGAACTCACGATGTTCACACTCGGGAACCACCTCTTGAGGATTCTCATTTTATTCTCCACCGGAAGTGGATTCTTTGAATTACCTGTAGAGTGTGATACTACAATAATAGGGGTTTTATTTGATTTACGAGCAGTCTCAATGACCTGTTCAATCATTATTCTATGACCTTTGTGGGGTGGATTAAAACGACCATATGTGAACACAACTGATTTCATACTTTATATAAAGAAATAGAATTATTTTAGAGTAGAATGGGTATATTCTTTTTCCCTACCAATTTTGTATACTGGGAGAATGTATCAAATCATGACGAAATTAAACAAAACTTAATGAATAAGATAACAGAACTCGATGACAAATATTATAAGAATATAGAATCTAAAGGACTAACAAATGCAACTACAAGTTTTGAACTCAGCAATAAATTACAAATTCATAAGTTTATGGATGATAATACAATTAAACAGTTAATTTGGGATCCATTGGACAAGCTACTCTCGAGTATAAATACTTCAGATAGTTTTCAAAATATTGAACTCTCAAATTCTGTTATATCTTCATCTTGGTATACAAAATATAACACGAATGGTACGTTCACACTTCATTCTCATTACGGAGACGGTACGTTTATAGAAAATGTAATGTATAAACCAACATTTTCAGGGATTTATATACTTAATGATGGAAATGAACACAATTCAACAGAATTTAGGATACCACATGGAGCACCTTTATCAACACTGTCTACACAAGAGTTTTACTACGAAACAAAAAATAACAAAGAAATTAAGGAAGGAACTGTGCTTATTTTTCCATCATCTTTGTACCATGAAGTACTACCAGTAAAAATACCCGGTAGGGTAACAATCGCTTTTAACATAATTTCTAGATTTAGAGATCGAGTTTGTCCATAGACGTTAATACTATCCATAATACACCCACAGAAAGTACAGAGACGCCAGCTACACCGTTAAATATCATCAATTTTTTAGTACCCGAAGGAACTAAACCCATAACACCGGCTAAACTCGTCATACTCATCATAGAAGTTATGAAGAAACCACATAAGTACGTCATGACTCTAGATGTGTCATCTAAAAAGAGGGCGGGGAGGATATATACAATACCAGATAAACCCGAAATACCATGTACACAACCAACTACATAAGCACTCGTCGGACTATCGGTAAAAGTGTCTCCCATTTTCCAGACTTTAAACTTGTCCCATAGATTCTGTGGTTCAGAAACACCGTTTTCGGTTGTATGTGTGTGGGTCAGGTGTACATCATGTGCTATATTATGTGCTTCGGATCCAATTGTTATATTCATCGGTAAACCATCGGTTGGGTGTAAAAATCCATCAGAAGTGCTAACATTGTTTAGGTTGACATGACGAATACGTATTTTTTCACGTTTCACCCAATTGTAGAGTGAAAATAATGCAATTGTACCAAGGAATATCATCATAGAACCAACGATATAGTCACTTGCCTTTGAAACTTTATCCATAGGTATAGACGATCTAAACGACATGAAAATACCAGTCATAAATCCCAGACCAATTGTGTGTCCAATTCCCCATCTAAGTCCCTGCATGGCGGATTTACACCATGTATTATAAAATGTAACTTCGTTATTTTCATGTTCCCTTCGCTTAACTCCCGAGACGAGAAGTACGAGGGCACTAACATGATCCGGTCCTAACAATACATGTGTAACCCCCATTAACATTGCAATACAAAATACATACCATATCGGCGCCGTACCAAGGTGTGATAACTCCATAATTACTATATTATTTTGATACATCTTTAAGCGTATTGTTTTCTATCGTGCATCCATATGTTAGCAATCCATTTTTCACCAGATGTTACTTCCGTCCCCTCATGCATCGCAAAATCTGACATTTGATCTTTTTGATCTGTCGTGTAAAAAAATAACGCGTCGCCTTTTTTCAATTTGAATGACTTATACAGATATAGGAAGTTTGTTTCACCTCCTTCATAGTCATCGTTTAACGCAATGATCACTGTACAAACTCGTTTTGAATCACTATTTTTTATTCGATCATGATGCGGTCCGTAATAACCACCCGTTTTATAATGTGTGATCTGAAACTCGGAATAATTACCTGGAAACGTCGTAACTTGTCCACATTTTGTACGAACAGACTTTATAACTTCATCGTCATTCTCATACATGACCTCATACGTCTCAGATTTTCGGAGTTGGGGGTTTATTAGACTATTACCAACTCTAGAGCATTTTGTCTTATTAGTTGCTATATTGATTAGGTTATCACATTCATCGTGAGATATTAAACCTTCTACGACTCTCGGTTCTATATATTGTGGAAAGTAAAATCCATTCATTTAAATTATAAAGAATACTAATCTTTATATGGATATTTATGAATCCAAACATTACATATCCATTTTTCACCTGTCTTAACTGGCATACCACCGTGTAAAGCCCGACTAGTCATGAGTTCATAATTGTCTAACGTATTGAAAAATAACCCGTCACCTTTAGAAAGTTTATAAGACTTTTTAAGGTTAGGAAAGGTCGTTTCACCCCCTTCGTATTCATCGTTTAATGCAATAATCACAGTGTACATTCTCTTATTACCAATTGTATCACTAAACGTGTCTTGATGGGGTTTGTAAAACCCACCTGGGTTGTATCTAAGCACCTGTAACTTTTCACAATTTACAAAAGGTCTATCTGTCAAAGACACGCATTTTTCAACAACACCTTTAACGATGGGATCATCTAATTCTAACCACGCGGTTTCACTTTTACGGACTTCTTCATCAATCGTGTGAGTTGAAGAAATCGTCGAAACTTTAAAGTTTTTTCTTGCTTCATTCTTGATATGTTCAATTTCATCTTCGGTTATAAGATTAGATAACACATGTGGTTTTCTGTAAACTGGAATTATAAATATAACAAGTAGAATTAAAATTAACAAAAGTAACATATTTAAAGTGTATAAATATTTAAATTTTTCGGTACAACACAATTATATCGCTTTCTAATTACATCAATTACTTCATTTGCGTAGTCGATTAAATTATGAAGTATATTCATGATTTCTATATATTTTTCTTGATTTAAAACATATTGTCTTAATAAATCACCTCCTGTATCAATAATCATTCTAAAAATATTACCTATATCACGAAACTTTTCCCTTTGTTTATCTCTTCTCTGCAATTCCTTTTTAAATTGTGGTTCGGTAAGTTCATTGAGCATATATGCCACCCTAAAGTAATGATTATCTCCATCCCATTCGTTACCATATCTATATATAAGATCTCGGTCGAGATCAGTAAGTAACACAACGAATTGTAAAATATCCATGGGTGCGTTTATTTGACGAAGTTCTCGGAAAGACGGTATTCCACCACATGGAATATCTCCATGTTCACGTGACACACCATTTACATGTGAACGTTTAAATTCTATATAATGGGGGTTGTGTATTCGTCCAATTTCGATCTGTCCAGATACCCAATCAAACGCTGTGTGACAATCCGGACACCACATCTGTCGACACCCAGATAGTTTTTGTATAACGGTTCCACATTTTGGACACGGTTTTGTATCCTTCTTCAATAGTTCCATCGTTTTAACAGATTCTGGATCACATATATGTGTGATCGTGGCTTCTTCGTTACACTTTTCACAGAATTGACGATCACACAATCCACAAAACCAATCTTCATTCATAAACCCTTTACATTCTTCAGTTGGACACTTTCGAATAAATTTTTTTGGTTCACCTACGACTATATCACCACCTTGACGCAAATGTTCAATTTTTCTATAGCATTGTCTTAAGACTTCTTGAATTTCTTGAACTTCATCGGGTATAATCACCCCTTCGTGAATGGGTATATAAAGTTGATATTGGTGAGAAAGCTCAACAAGTTTTGACCTTTGTTCATTAATCAGTGATTGCACTTTTCGTATAGCTAATATTCTTTCCACTTCGGCTTGTGTTTCAGGTATTCTCAATTTCTCCCGTTCAAATAATAGATCCTCTCTATGACACCGAAGTTTATTATTTCTGAAATACTTTGTACAAAATGAATCAATAAATTCACGATTCCACATATTTTTACAACCCATACAATGAGGATCATCAATCGTAGATAAAATATATCGTTGTGAACATGAACGACAACTCGTTAAATCACAAAAAGGACACTTAACTTTTTTGTGATTTATCTTATTTAATTTTTCACAACATACATCACAATTTTCCATTAAGTTAAGTTAAAGGGAGTCCATTTCTTTAAATTACAAATTACTGACTGGCTAGTCCTGACATGCCACAAATAGAGACATCTTTTCATGTGGGTCTGAAATCTTATTCTCGTATAACGTTTTCGCAAATAATAACACCAATTCCGCATCCTTGTATGACATGTACGAATGTCCGTACTTCTCATATATCTCTGCGATATTATCGAGGTTATTGTCACACCATTCCTTTACATCCACATCCCCATTAAGACCCTTATCGATGAAATCGGCAACCTCGTCGCTGAGAGGCATGTCGGTAATCACGGTACAGTCGTCGTCGGGGTGATCCATTTTTTATTTATTTTTATACATTTTTAATTTCAACTTAGGTTACATATACTTTTCTTTTACCCAATCACGATCGGATTTAAATATTTTAGACAATTTGGGGTCAGTCCGTTTGAATAAAATCATTAAAACATTCAAACGTCGAAAAAGACCTAAAGGTGATTCACTCGCCCTCATAACACGCGCAAGAGCTCGATGTCTAGCGAGTCGAGATTTATCTCTAACATCTGAATAGCCGTGGGCACTCATAATACCAGAATTACTGAGAGGTATTATTACCTTACTCTTCATTTATATAGATGACTACTTTTTTTTAGAGGCGGCCATTAGAGCCTTTTTAGTTTTAGACATCTGCTCTATGCCCTTTATGTTCCTTACACGCGCTTCTCTCAAAACTTTAGTTACGTTCTCACCCATATTGATTCTTCTTATAAACCTATCCTGATTCTTTACACCTGCACCCTTAAAGGATCGTATTTCATTCTTGGCATTCACCGTGTTGTTGATTGCGATTTTAACATTTTCCGTTTTTACGATTTCCTTTTTCTTCGCAGTAGAGGCTGCCATTAGAGCCTTTTTAGTTTTAGACATCTGCTCTATACCCTTTCTGTTCCTTACACGCGCTTCTCTCAAAACTTTAGTTACGTTCTCACCCATATTGATTCTTCTTATAAACCTATCCTGATTCTTTACACCTGCACCCTTAAAGGATTGTATTTCCTTCTTAGCGGCTACCGTCTTATCAAAAAGTGCCTTGATATTTTCGCCTGTTTTCCCCATATCACGCCCTTCATTTGCGGCGAGTTTACGAGAAGCCACAACACGTTCACCCCCTTGTAACTTAATCATTTCTTCTCGTTTTTTCTCCATATCAGCTGCTTTTTTTAGGGTGTTAGTTAGTTTCTCGACCTTTATGTTTTGAACTACACGCCTACCTATATTTTTCAGTGTTGGTCGTTTAGGTTCATTGAATAATGGGTTATTTGTCGCAGGGAAAACGTTATTATTTGGTTCAAATGCAGTAGAAGTTATTGGTTTAATTTTGGCTAATTCTTTCTCTATACGATTCTTCTTATTTTGTATATGTTTAGTCAGTTCAATGCGTCTTTTTTCAATCGAATTATCCTTTTTCATAACAAATCGAAGTTGACCACGTTTCTTACCGTCGTTGATGTTAGCATTTTCGATATTCTTTCGAAGTTGTAACTTTTCATCTAAAAGGGACTGAATTCTAGTAAGTTCTCCTACATTCTGTGCTTTTCGAATCGAAGTTTCCCATTCTCTTCTCCACTTACCAAAAGTACCCGGAACTGAGTTTATTATTTTATTGAGTAACGGGATCTTAATTTTCTCAATATTTTTAGTTTTACGTTCTTTAATGATTTTATTTTTAGTTTTTGATGCATTGATCACCGTATTGAGTGTCGACTTATTTTTCATAAAATTGGATATATAGTCAACCTTTTCCTCATTTGTCAAATAATTCAAACCCATGAGATGTTTTTGTAAACTGTTTTGGTCACGTTTTTTAGTTATGGCTTCTTGTTCCAATCTTTTCTGTGATTTCACACGTTCTTGATCCACGCGCTTATTTTTTACGGTGCGGTTTACAGATTCAGCACTACTCTTGATCTGTTCAACATTTGTGTTAGGACCTGTAATTTGTTTAATAAATTGAGTTCTTTGCTTAGATGTGAGATTGTTCAAGTCGTTGAGGAATACACTCAATTCGGTCTTCTTTCTAGAAACCTCGTCGTTTTTACCCTTGAGCACAGCGTTTAATCCCTTGACCTCCCGTTTAATAATGTCTATATTTGTATTGAGTTCAATACGCTCAATGAATGACTTCTTATTAACGTTGGTTAGTTTTGTGTTGCTCATATACTTACGGATATCATCACGTTTGCTCTCGACAATCTTAGCATTAGCAACATCTCGCATTTTTTTAGCATTAACCTTGAGTTTGTTTAGAGTAGATCGACCGTTATTAAACTTCTTAATGAGTTGTGTACCGTTGACTCCCAATTTGTTAATGTAATTCGAAATCTCTTTACGTTCAGTGACCTTTCTTCTAATTTGGTAATTGAGGTTAGTGGCTTTAGTCTTTAGAGTATTGAAGGTTCCAGCTTTACTATCGAAACTTTTCAAAATTTTACTCTTATTAGTATTGGTTATAGAAAGTGTATTCATAAATGTTGAAAGTTCACCACGATTTGCTGCGGTCTTTTCCATATTTCTCTGATTGAGAAGTTGTACGGCAACCTTTCGTGCATCAATGAGACTTACACTGTTATCGTTATTAAACTTGTTTAAAACTGTTTTAGTATCAGTGTTATTGAGTTCCCATTTTGAAACATAATCAATCAATTGTTGACGATTCAATAAACGTTTTTCTATCTTTCTTTGTTTTTCTAACTGTCTGGCATTCGTCTCGAGTGAAAATATAGTTGTGTTTTTGTTTGTATTAAACTTATCGAGTATAGCTGTTTTATTTGTAGCACTTAAGTTCAAAGTGTTCAAAAAGTCACTTAAACTTTTCTTGTTCGTACTATTTTTTTCAGAAACTCTACGTTCTTTTAATTTGATAGCTTCGTTTTTTAACGTGTTGACCTTACCATTAGCCTTATTGAACTTATTTATTATAGAGTTTCTATCCACCACATTTAAGTTCAAGGCATCCAAATGATCATACAAGTTTTTACGTTCAAGAATTCGCTTTTCCTCTTTCAGTTTCTGTCTAATCTGATTAGATTCACTTACTATGGAATTTAGTGTCACATTTCTAGTGTCAAACTTGTTTAAAAGGTATTTTTGCTTTTCTTCTGGTAAATCTCTAATAGATTGTTGAAGAGTTGATTTATTTGATTCTTTCTTTACAGTTTTCTTGAAAGTATGTAAAGAATTGGCTTCAGCCTTTATAGTTTGTGGTGATTTGGTTGTATTACTTAATAATGTCTTCTTGTTATTGTTGTTGAGCATATTCAACGTATTGATATACTTTTTCAATTCCTGTCTAATTTTTTCCTTCTCTTCCCTGTTTCGAGATATCTTGAGTTCATTAGCCTTGGTTTTAAGGTTGGTTATATTTTTTGGGTTAGCATCGTAATTCGAGAGTATAAGCTTCTTGTCATTTTCGTCGAGTTTCAATTCGGTAACATATACAAATAATTCTTGACGCTTTTCTTTCTTTCTCCTAACCTCTAAAGCACTAGTTTGTTGTTTTAAAGTATTCATATTCACAGTACCATTATTATATGTTTCAATAACAGTTTTCTTATCGGAGTTGTTAAGACTGAGTGTATTGAGAAAGTTCGTAAAGACCTTTCTATTCGCAGCAATCTTATTACGAATCATTTGATTTTTGATAGTTGACGCTTCTTGGCGTATCACATTCTTGTTTTTCAGATTGTCATCAAAGTTTTTCATCAAACCACGTTGCACCGTTTGGTTTAACCCAAGTTTCGACATGTAGAGAGAAAGTTCCTCGCGATCTACGTTTCTTCTTTCGCTACCTCTCTGAACTGCAAGATTTGTAGCTTTCTTTTTTATAGCTTCCCAATTTGTGAAAAATCCATCAAGTTTGGATGAAATCTCCGTTCGATTATTTGGTGTCAGTTCCTGAAGACTATTTAAGTAATTCAAAAACTCACCTTCATTTCTAGCATATAACTCCCGGCGTCTAGCTCCATTTATACCACTTCCCCGTTTCTTAAGAACATTTACATTTACGTTTGTGGTATCATAGTTCTTAAGAATGCCTTCGATATTAGTTTTGTTTAGTGTCAACGAACTTAGATATTCGACAAGCTCACGCCTTTTAGAACTCCTAATATTTTTGAGTTTGGTATTCATTAAAGTGGTAGCCTCCTTTTTCAATGCAAGTAGATCATCCTTATTTTGAAGTATTTTGTTTATGAAAGGCGCCTGTTCATTTTGAGTTAACCCCTGTTCAGTCATAAACTTTACAAGTTCTTGAGCATTTTTACTTCTCATGTTTCTCTTCTTTTTAGACGCATAACTACTCGCTTTGGTCTTGATGGTGTTTATGTTTATATTTTTGTCGAGATTGTTAAAAAATTGCTTCTTTTCCTCGTTCGTAAGATTAATTTCAGAAAGATGAAGATTTAACTTTGTTCTATTTTTAGCCTGTTTTTCCGATATTTTTCTTTGAAGAGTCTGATTGGCGAGTTTCTTTCCTTCGTTGAGTGGGAGATTCTTCCCGATTATATTGCGTTTATTGGTAGTATCAAGACCGATACTGTTCATATACTTGTTAATATTCTGATTCTTTTGGATCTTTGCATTCGATCGCATCTTTTCAGATATTCGACTGGCTTCAAGTTTTAAAGATTCAATATTTTCTTGGGGTAATTTGTTTAATAGAGTCTTCTTAATAGTCGCATTAAGACCTGAACTGTTCATATGAGACATGAGACTTTTGGAATTGGTATTTAACTTTTCACGTTTTCTAGTGTCGAGTGTAGCAGTCACTTCGAGCTTCAAACTATCAATTGTAATCTTGTTATTCGCGTCAAACTTTGAAAGTATACTAATTTTGTTTTGATTACTCAAATTATATGTCTTTATATACTCCTCGATTTCGTCTCTATTTTTAGATCGTTGATTAACAACCATTTTTGATATCAACGCGTCAACTTCTTTGCGTAAAGTTGATATGTTTACATCATTTGTATTGAGACGTCGAACAAAAGCATCTTGATCAGTTTGTGAAAGTAATGTAGTTTTCACATAGTTTGTGAAGTTTTTCTTATTCCGTGACAATCTTGTATTTGTGATATTTTTTACCATTTTGTTAACTTCCAATTTGAGAGTTTTCAAATTAGAAACGTTCCTTTCAAAACGTGTCATTATATTAGATTTTGCCTCATTTGACAAATCTGTAGACTTTAGGTATTCACTAAGACTTTCTTTATTTACAATTTTCTTCTCCTCAAATCTTTTATCTTTGAGCCTGTTAGCTTTGTTCTTGAGTGCATTCAAAGTGAGTGTATTTGCATCATAGTTTGAAAGTATTGTATTTTTATCGGTGATATTGAGACCTAGGGTATTCACATATTGTGTGAGAGAATTTCGATCATTCTTTTTCTTTTCAGATTTTCTAATATTCGCAAGAGACTTAGCTTTTTCGCGGTTAGTGTTACCGTTCAATTTTAGAGAAATCTTGTCGGTAGTAGTCAGATCTGGTAAAGTATTCAAAAACGCACTATATTCTCTCTTGTTTTTGTTAAACTTTTCATCGTTTCGAGTCTTCTTCATCTGTTTAGCTTGTTCAATAAGTTCATCCACATTTCTATTTCCATTTCTAAATTTTTGCATGAAAGTGTTTTTATTCAATTGGTTAAGACCAATTTGGTTAAGACGTACTCCAAGTTTAGTACGAAGAGTTTCTGTGTTTGTGGACGTTTTTTTGTTTTGAAGTTTGAGAGCTTCTGTTCTTATAGCATTCACGTTCATCTCATCATTTTTAAACTTTCGAATGAGGGTATTCTTATTTGATTGGTTAATTTTCAAAGGTGTAAGGAATGAGAGAAGGTTTCTTTGAACCATATTTTTTTTATCATCAACCTTTCGAGCAATATACTCTTCCACTCGTTTTCTAAAAGAAGTAACATTAGTTTTCTCGCCGACTTCTTCAATAAGAAACTGTTTATCACCGGGGCTCAACTGATTATAGGTTTTAAGAACTTCCAAAAACTCAAACTTTTTTTTTTCAGTACGTTCCATACGTTTAGTACTGTTGAGAGTTTTCGCTTCTTCTATGAGAGAATTAACGTTAGACTCTTCCTTCTTAGCACGATTTATAAATAGTCGCCTTTCGGTGTTATTCAATGAGAGGGTGTTTAAAAACATCGTCATTTTATCCTCACTCGATCTAATGACGTTGGAAAGTTCATCTGCTTTCAATTGCGCTTGAACACGCAACTGTTTAATATCATCCCCTTTCAGTCGATTGATAAATGAATTCTTATTAACTTCTTTGAGGTTAAGACTATTCAAAAACTTTACAAAATCATCTTCATCTTTTAAGGCCTGTTCAGCTTCACGAACTATACGATTTCTTTTATCCGTTGTATTTAATTTGTTAAGAAACTTTTTTTCACTTCGGAGTCCAAGTTTCTTAATCCTTGCAATAGCCAAATTAGTAGACATATTTTGTGTAGTTGGAATTGGTTGGGAACCAGAGTCTTCTGGTAGTTGTGGTCCCTGAACGCGACCTATATTTAAGTAGTAACCCAATCCCTTTTCTCCCTGTTTAAAAACATAACCGGGTTTTTCACGGTTAAACTTGTTCATGGGAATAAAATTTTTATTTTTATTTGTTTTAGTTGGTGCTTTAACAGCACTTACATTTCCACCTAAAAACTTTGGTTTCATATCCCGTTGAAAGACGTTTTTGGGAAATGTTACCTTATCTATGTTAGATGTGTTTCGGTCATTCTTACTACGCAGAAAGCCTGGCTTTTCACCCTGTTTAAAAATACTAGGTTTGTTGTTACGCCTCGCTGTGTTCAAATTGTTAACACGGTTGGTGTTGTTCAAATTGTTAACACGGTTGGTGTTGTTCAAATTGTTCACACGGCTGGTGTTGTTGAAATTGTTCACACGGCTGGTATTGTTCAAATTGTTCACACGGCTAGTGTTATTAAAGTTGTTCACACGGCTGGTGTTGTTCAAATTGTTCACTGCTGTGCTGTTAAAGTTGTTCACTGCTGTGCTGTTAAAGTTGTTCACTGCTGTGGTAATTTTTGAAGAAATCCGACGCTTCCTGGCTAATTGAACCGGTTCACGAATTTTCATATATCTTAATCGTTTACCAATAGCCCTAACAACCTGAGCTTTTGTCATCTGTTCTATATTTTTGAGATCAACCTTTCGAGCGATTCTCTTAAGAACTACTCTCTTAGTACCCGAATCGAATAGAAGGTCATAGTCTGCAGGCTTTAGGGGTGAATTCTTATCGATAAGATAAGTGCGATCTGATGTCATAATCAGAGGTGGAAGGGGAAGTTTCTTATTCTGTATTTCCTTATACGCCTGACACATTTCATTTTTTGTTAGTTTAATTTCAATTCCAGTGTTCAGTTTAATCAACTGTCTAAGATTTTGTATGTCCGCGTCTGGATCACACACGTCAACCATTATATATTAAACTAACAAAAAATGTTCATAATGTTAAATATCCCGTGTTGTATAATTTAAGCTTTTCTTCATAACTCATATTAAAATCAAAAATATTAGTGCTACCAATATTTATTTCAATCATTTGTATATGCTGATCATACTCAATTCGGTTTGAAATAGATGACCTTATAAGAGACTCTATATATTGTTTAGGAGTTTCAATTTCCTGTCGATATATTTTTTCAATTTTTAATTTTATACATGCAACTTCATGTGGCTTTTTATCTAAAAATGGGGTCAATGGATACTCTTCCTGTGTCCCTCCATCTATATACGTTTTCCCGTCATACTTACCTGATGAAAATATCAAAGGTATAGCCATACTCATACACACGGCATCAATCACTTTCATTTTAGGGTAGGTATCTACTGAAAAATATTCTGTAGTTGATGTATTTAAGCAATAACAAGATATATATATTTTCATATCCAACTCTTCAAATGTTGGGTTACATCCACATATTTTGACAAGTTTATCACTTATAGGTTCTAAATCAACAAAACCAAATTTGTTAAAGAAAGACCCTATACGTAATTTAACAAATTCAGGAACATTCAAAGATAATGCAATATCTGAGATTTCATCAACCGACATCCCTAAAGCTAAAAATAATGCTAATATAGAACCAGCGGATGAACCGGATATTTCTTTGACATCAACGAGTTTACTTTCCAGCGCTTTTAGAGTGCCTATCATAGAATAAATACCCATTGATGCGGGTCCTAAAATGAGATATTTCATCCTCTTACTTAATAGAACTGAGGAAATTGGCGACGCAAAAGCGCGAAGATCACCGCGAATACAATCGCGTGAGTGAATGCAGCGGGAATGCTGGTCTGACCCGAGCGAAGGAGGCCACCCGAACCGGGGGGGATGGTAAGAAGGAGGCCAGGGCTGAGCGCGATGAACAGTGAAGTGGTTATGAGGATGTCGGTCTGTGTGAGAACGAGTCCCATAGCCTTGGCGATGAGACTGTACACAAGGAAGAACACGAGTGCATGGAAAAAAACAGCCATTTGGTTGGTTTTGCCGTTCATAAACTTTACATTTCGGCCTGCAGTGGTAACGAGTACACCTGGGCTGAGTGCAAGAAAAAGGGCGGCGGGGATAGCGACTTTCTGAGAAGTGATATCGGGGAGCATGGTTAATATATACACATAAAATTTTTAGAAAAGTCGACGAAGTGGTAAAACGATGCACCTCTCATCATTTCTCCGTGGAGACCATTATCATTTATACTACACCTGAGACTTCTCCAAATATGAGCAAGTCGTTGTTCGTACCACATTGTTTGCTCCTGGTATTCCCATGTCGTACGTGGCAAGTCTATATCATGTTCCATGTAACAAAACTCAACAAAGTCAATAAAATCCCCGGTGTGTTCAATTCTGGCATCATACAAGAGTGTATTGATCTTATTCCACATGTGCCGTAGTTCGTCTGAGTATTGGACTTCCCAGTCTTCGATATTCAGAGGAGTGTTTTCATTATCCAACCCCTCGTCATCACTGACATCAGGGTCAAATCCATTGGTGGCTTCGTATACGTATTGGCTCCAAACCATTGTTATTTACTTATCTTCTTTATCGATTTTATCTTTTATACCGGTTAACGAAAGGGAAGTACACTCCTTCACTCTAAGACCATCTTTAATAGCATTAAGGGCACCTTCAACTTTAGTTTCATCACCACCGAAGAAAACCATAAGACCATCTTTAACGGCATCCTTATTCATTCCCGACTTCCTGACAGATTTACGGATACTAATTTTTCCTTTCCTGAGGTTAATGGTATCAATACCCTGGGTCATCATATGCTTCTTAACAGTCTCTTTAAGGCGCTTCTCTTCTTGATTGAGGACTTTGATATCAGATTTTGCATCGGAAAGTTGTTTTGAAAGTTCAACGAGCTTGGCGACATTGTCGGAAAGTTCGGTGGGTACTGACATAGTTGTTATTAAATTTAAACGTCTAATCTTTAAGTGTTAATTAACATAAATCGCGCTGCATCATATCAGGTACAATAGTCGAATTGTTCCACACAAAAGGCTGCTTAGGGTTGGGTGGGTCCGAACGGATTTGCTGATTAGCGTTGCGAAGAGCACCGCCAACGGTTTCGGGGAAACCAATCTGCGAACGGGGCTCAAGGAAGTTTTGACCAGCGAGGATGTCTTCTGGGGCAAACTCTCCGAAATCTTCAGCTGAGGCAACCTCGCGGGGGAGGAGAGACGAGGCGAGACCGACACCCCGATCCATACCACATCCGTTCTGACCTGGACCCATGGATAGACCCGCAGTTGGGGCTACTTGAATAGTGGAATATTCACGCTCTTGGATAGAATACTGAGACTTATTGTTCATGGTAAAAAGGAGGTATACCAGAACGGCGACCGCGGCTACCATCATAAGGTTTTGGACACGACCCTTCTTCATCATCTTTTATATATGGTAAACAAATTTTTTATTTCTCGATGTTCTCAATTTCTTCTTCTTGGGTAACATCATCAACGGTCTCCTCAATTTCATCGACAAATGCATATTCTTCTGGATATGTATCCATAATTGGCTCTGGGTGAGTCCTGATCTGGACAACATTCCAAGAAGAACCGAAAGATTTCTTGGCAAACCAAATACCAGCAAATTCGAGGATGACATCACATGACTTACCAACTTGCACAGAATCGAAGTCGACATGCTCCTGACCCTGGTTGAAAACTCTGGTATTTTCAATGCGTTCGCCTGTGATTTGTTTGTCTACCACACTGGAGGTGTATGCACCTTTGATGACATTTTCAGAAAGTTCTTTCCCAAACCAGGTTTTAGAATTGTCACGGGCAGCCTCGAGATTGAGGGTATCGATTGTGTTAATCTTGTTAATATTAGCCTCGTTAACTAGATCAAATACAATTTCCCCTGATACATCAGAAACAGTAACATTGTTAACCTGAACAAGACACTTTCTCTTGGAATCATTGAGAGCCTTCACAAAATAGAGACCATCTTCACCCTTAATTGGAGAATTGTAGATCATTTTATATACAAAATACATGCTATTTCTTTAAACCAACAAATGGAATAGATGCGGATTTATTGAGTATCTTTTTAGAGACCCATTGATTTCTATTTGGATTGTACCCGTAAAGTGTTTTATCGACAAGAAACTTATTGGGGAGTTTCTGGGTATTCAGTGGCCTGAGATTATATTCATTTTTTACATAAGACTTATTGTTTACATTTGTCCACTTTAGTGTATTTAAATTGAATCTCTGATTACCACCCGACTTCACATAACCATTTACTTTAGTATTCTTAACAACGGGGTTTAAGCCATATACAAATTGTTTTGACAACTTGTCTTTGGATGGTTCTGTTGTATAATTATTATATTGATACGGGTTTACATTCATAGCTTTCTTTATAGGTACCGATACATTCTCGTATTTTTTAGGTTTACTACCGATTTTCGTAAGTCTAGGTTTAACACGTTTAAATATATCTTCCATCGTCTCATTAGCTTTTACATTTTTAATAAATAGCTGCGAAAGTTTTACAAGACGTTGGCGATCCTTCTCTTTCTTTTCTGGACGAAGTCTGAGCTTCTGCATCAAATAGATGTCCTCGATTAAAAACTCTCGGCTAGCTATGAATACATTCTTATTATTGACTAGCTTACCGGTATATAAATCGCGATATGTAATACCCTTACGTTTTGAAGCTGCCACCTCATAACCAAATTCTTCTGGTCTCATGAAGGGGATGTCGAGTATACCCCCCATTGTGACATCTTCTATCTTTCCACTCGCCGGTGAGAAATATCGTATGTTCAAATCAAGTGCAAATAATTCTACATCAATGAACACGTCAGATTTTCCCGGATTTTTATTGTCCCTGGATTTCTTTTTTTTGATAAGAGTATATCTCCTCGTTACAAATGGACCTGTATTTCTAAAACCTATGCCTAAAAACTTGAAAAGTTTAGGATGCTTTTCACGCTGACTCAATATACGATTTCGTATACGAATGTTTAATTTCTTGGCAGTTTCACCAAGTTTTTCCCATAATAAAAGTTTAATGGCTTGAAGTTTACCGAAAAATTTTGGGTTAATTGGTATTTTTGGTACAAACTTTGCATCAATATCACTGGTGATTATACGATTTTCATATTTCATGTACAAATTAAAAGCCTCTCCACCACTTATAATTAGATCACCCATCGTTTTCATGTAAGTTGTGATTTCACCTATTGTTTCAATAATGATACCACGTATAGAATCTGTAACAATAACGTACATCATCTGTTCAAAACTCTTATCAGAATGTTTGCTATGTGCCTGATTCCGAAACTTACCAAGATCCCTCTGTAAGTTTCGATCGAAATACTTTTTCATTTTCGGATCTTTGAAAAACAGGTTCTGATTCAAATACTTTTCAACAGTAGACTCGGAATATAAATTGGTATCCATTATTATATTGTTACATAATAATATGGTCTGCAATATAATCGACGAGTGTAGATGTTACGCTTATTCTGATGTGTACGATACCAAACGAAGTCAGTTCTGTGGGGTACGAAGAGGTCCTCGTATTGAAGCATGTCCACGTGACTGTTGTGCAGGTGGATGCCCTGGTCAAAATAGCCGCGATTCAAGAGAACCCTTTAGAATTATAGATCGTCCACCAAGAGAAATGAATCAATGGGAATATATGATAATTTTTTTAATTGTAAGTGCTCTCATTTTGATCTCTTTCATGACTTAAAGATTACCATAGTAAGAAAGATATAATGTCTCTTGAAACCATTCAAACTGAAATTGCTGCTCTCCGTGCCGATGTCAAGGCTCTCACAAAGATTGTCCGTAAGGTGAAGAATACCCAAGAAGATCCAGATGGTGAGAAGGCCAAGGCTCGATCCGCGAACAACGGTTTCAATCGGAAACAAGAAATCACACCTAAGTTGCGCGATTTCCTCGGGCTTCCCGAAGGAGAGTTGATCTCTCGCTCCGAGGTCACTAAGTTCGTCAACAAGTACATCACTGAAAAGGGTCTCAAACACCCCGATAACGGTCGCCAGCTTATCCTCGACGATAAGCTCAAGGATCTCCTCCAACCCCCCGCTGACGTTATTGTCACTTATCTTAACCTCCAAAAGTACCTCTCTCCCCATTACGTGAAGAAGGAACCTGTAAAGGCTTAAAAAAATAATACATTATTTAAATAAACCCATAATGTTTGTTACAAAACAACAAATTGAAACACTTATTGGTACAAAGATTAAGAACGTATCTTTGTACCAAAAGGCATTTACTCATAAATCATCCATGAAAGAATATGAGCAACTTACCGAATCATTTGAGACCCTCGAGTTTATGGGTGATTCTGTATTAGGATTTATAATTACAAAGTTTCTATTTGATCGTTACGAGGAGAGGCAAGAGGGATTCCTCACTAAAGCTCGTACAAAACTCGTTCGTTCAGAAACCCTCGCTGATATAGCAAAAAAGCTCGGTTTAAACGAAATTGTTATCATGGATGAAAAGGGGATGCGTAATGGATGGAATAATAATCCAAAGATTTTAGAAGATGTTTTCGAAGCTCTCGTGGGTGCGATTTATATGGATTTAGGTCTTCTTCATGCTAAAGAGTTTATACTTCGTATTTACACCGACCCGAAATATGTAGATCTTAACGCGATTATGATAGATGATAACTTTAAAGATCACCTGATGAGGTATTGTCAAGTTATGAACTTCCCATTACCGGAGTATCGTGTAGTTGGTCATGAGAACTCTACATTTTTCATAGACGTTTATGTAAACAATTGTTTCGGGGGGAGAGGGTATGCCAAGAGTAAGAAACAGGCTGAGCAGTATGCAGCTAGTCAATTCTTCGACCATCTAAAAGGTCCGAACTTTATGGAGAAGAAATGAAAGTATCCTACTTAAAAACTGCCCACAATGTTAAGTTAATATGCATCCGAATGTTGAAGCCCTACTCGAAATTGAGTTCGCTGCCCAGAAGAGCGAGGAATGGCTTGCTCTTCGTGGCAACATGCTTACAGCATCTGATTGTGCTACGTGTATCGGAAAAAACCCATACGAGAAACCCGAAGACCTTCTACTCAAAAAATGCGGTCTTGGGGAAAAGTTTACTGGAAATGCAGCCACTCGTCACGGTGAGTTATATGAGGACGAAGCTCGCATTCTATACGAAGAGAGGCACGGGGAAGTAGTACATGAATTGGGGTTATGTCCCCACCCCGTGCACAAATGGCTTGGTGGAAGTCCAGATGGTGTTTCTGAATCGGGTAAGCTTGTAGAGATCAAATGCCCTCCGCAGAGAGCTATCATCCCAGGGGAAGTCCCAGTACACTATATGCCACAGCTACAGCTCTGTATGGAGATCTTAGATCTGGAAGAAGCTGACTTCATCCAGTACAAACCTGCCTATACTAACTGGCCTAAGCCGGAAGAGTTTGATGTAGTCAACGTAAAGAGGGATCGTGAATGGTTCAAGACCTACCTCCCAATCATGGACGAATTTTGGAAGAAAGTTCTATATTTTAGGGAACACATAGATGAACTTCCACCACCTAAGTTGAAGAAAACTCGTAAGAAAAAGGAAGTTGAACCAGTTGTCTGTGAAATAGAAGTACTTTCCGACGAAGACTACTATTATGAAGATTGAAGAGCAATACAATCGCGCTAAAGATAATCTCAATGGTAGACTTTTTGCTCCGTATCAGAGAGAGGGTGTCCTTTGGATGCTCACAATGGAACATCAGGAATCTGGTCCAAAGGGTGGATTCCTGTGTGACGAAATGGGTCTAGGTAAGACTGTACAAATGGTTTCTACCATGTTGGGGAACCCCCAAAAAAGTACTCTCATCGTCGTACCTAAATCTATTATCACACAATGGGTGAATGAGATAGAGAAGTTTGCTCCTCAATTGAGTGTACACGTCTTCGATGGTCCAAAGAGGTGTCTCAAAGAGGCGGACATCGTCATCGCGCCGTATTCCCTACTGTCTACAAACGAAGTGACAGTTATGCATATGAAGGTGTGGGATCGAATTATCCTCGACGAAGCTCATGAGATTCGCAACAAAAAATCGAAACTTTTCAAGAGTGTGTGTCGTTTGAAGACTACAATCAAATGGATTGTTACTGGAACACCAGTCTTCAATTCTATGGAAGACTTTGTTTCCCTATGTGCATTCCTTGGTATTGAGAAGTCCCTAGTTCAGGGAATGACCAATAAGATCAAGGATATATACATTCTCCGAAGGACTAAAGATGACCTGGCAAAAATCAATGAACGTCTCAGATTACCTGATTGCTACTTCGAGAATGTTGAGCTCGATATGTTTCCAGATGAGAGACAATTGTACGAATTTGTTTTTCAGGATGCCCAAGATACGATAAGAGACGCATTTAAATATGCAATTAGTATCAATTCTAAAAACATGGTCATTTTGGAGTGTCTCCTCCGCGCGAGGCAGTGTATGATTTGGCCGCAAATGTATTTGGATGGTATTGCAAAAAAAAGTGGTACACAGGCTGAAGAATGGGTTGGAAGATCTAATAAGATGGAGACCCTCTTTCGTTTGATCAGGTCTCACCCAGACGAGAAGTCTCTCGTCTTTTGTCAGTTTGTAGGGGAGATGAACTATATACAACAACAATTGGACTGTCAGGTTTTTCGTATTGATGGCTCGGTGCCCAAAGAGGAAAGAGATCGTCAGATCACTATGTTTAAAAAGGCTGATCCAGGTGCTGTGTTTATTATTCAAATCAAGTCTGGTGGTCAAGGTCTCAATCTCCAAGAAGCTACACGTGTTTATATTACCGCTCCGTCATGGAATCCCGCGACAGAACTCCAGGCAGTTGGTCGAAGTCATCGGACAGGTCAGACACACCAGGTTTATGTTAAGAAACTTGTCTATAGAGAGACGGACACTTTGGTAAGCGTGGAGGAAGAGATGATGGCCCTTCAAGGACATAAATCCATCGTATGTTCTAGAGTCCTCAATGACGAGAGAATTGAAAAACAAATTCCAGTAAAGAGAACTTCAGAAAAAATTTCAATTCTTGACATCAAGAAAATTTTCAAAGCTTAATGTATATAAAAATGATTGGCTCCCGTGCTCAAGTTTTCCATGGAACTGCTGACAAAACCGCGGGTGGTCTCACCAAAAAGAGTCTCATGTTGGATCCCAAGGATGGTCAGATTAAAAGTGTCGCGGCTCAACAGGCTGCGCTTTCTCGTATGAAGAAGGAAGGGAAGAAGCACCTCACTAATGTCTTCAAGGCTAAGGACGGTAAGTTCAAACTTCAACCCAAGGAAGGTACAAAGGCTTATAAAAAGCTCATCAAGAAAATGTAGGCTTACAATAAGAATGTCTCTCATCAAGTGGGATGAATCTGTGCGAATAGCTAAGATAAAACTAGGTCTAGACCCAAAGGAGTTTACCAGGGTGAAAGGAAAACTGCTTAAGGAGGCTCAAATTATTTATCATATTTTACTTTTAAATAAAAATCATTAGAGTTGAAATTGAAACCCCTTGAGATTTTGGGGTTCATATACGATGAGTTGATTAAGTTTCCATGTACATCCAAACTTTCTGTTCAAGAAATATACACTGTTGAGTTCGACAATAGTGTGTCCACTATTTCTTGCATAGAGACCATTCGAAACCTCTGTTTTAACGGGGTTCTTATTCGCGTCATATACAGAAGCCTTTATCATCTCATTGTGATCTGTGTCAACTTTTACACGAAACTTTGGTTCTCTATCCGGAGCCTCTTTGATATTAGAATTAAACATTGGTTCAAGTTCATCTTTAGTCATTTTTTTATTGAAAATATCTTCACTTTGTTCGACAACGGCATCAATTATCTTATCCTCTATAATCCTTAGCGAATCGTAAAATTTTTTAATATAGGAACCATCTTCATCATAACCCTTTAGAGCTAGATCAATATTATATTTAGTTGGACCGACTTCTGGTGTAAACCCCGAAACCCCAAATGGCATGTATAAACGGGGGAATTGAATTTTCAGAAGACCACCTTCTTTTGTGGACAGGACAATCTTTCTGTTGTTAAACTGAGAAATGTTTAAAGTCTCAATAACGTCGGTAATTTTAGACATAGTACTGGGATAATTAATAGTTTAAACTTTAAGCTGAACAAGCTACACAATCTGGTTCTAGACTAAATTGAATTGGACGAGCTTTCGCCTTTGACCGAAGATAATACATACCCGTCTTCAGACCCGATTTCCACGCGTACATATGCATCGATGAAAGTTTTGAAAGTGTTGGACTTTCCATGAATAGATTCATACTTTGGGATTGATCAATAAAACGACCACGGTCGGCAGCCATGTCAATAACATCTTTCATTTTAATTTCCCAAACTGTGCGGTAGAGTTTTTTTATGTCATCTGGGATGTCTACAATATTTTGAATGGAACCACCTGCCTTTACCATCATATCTTTCATGTCTTTAGACCATAGACCAACACTCTTGAGGTCTTCTACGAGGTGTTTGTTTACAATAACAAACTCACCAGCTAGGGTGCGTCGAAGGTAAATATTAGTTGTGTACGGTTCAAAACATTCATTATTGCCTAGGATCTGGGCGGTAGAAGCTGTAGGCATAGGCGCCATCAGGAGACTGTTGCGAAGACCCTTCGTCTTCACGCGTTCACGCATTGCGTCCCAATCATAATGAAGCTTTGTATCCCCATCCCACATATCGAATTGTAGGATACCCTGGGAAGTTGGAGATCCCTCAAATGTTTCGTATGAGCCGTCAATTTCTGCAAGCTCTGAACTCGCCTCGAGTGCGGCGTGATACATTGTCTCAAAAATACGAGAGTTAATTTCCTTAGCCTCATCGGAATCAAATGCATGTCGACAGAGAATGAAAACATCCGCGAGACCCTGAACACCAAGACCGATAGGACGATGTCTCATATTAGAGTTTCGTGCAGTCTCAACGGGATAGAAGTTCCTATCAATAACTCTATTCAAGTTCTTCGTAACAGTCTTTGTAACTTCGTGAAGTTTCTCATAGTCGAAAGTCTTCTTCTCCTTATCAACAAACTTTGGGAGAGCAACTGAGGCGAGATTGCACACAGCAGTTTCATCCTTGTCTGTGTATTCAATGATTTCTGTGCACAGGTTAGAACTCTTAATCGTTCCCAAGTTTTTCTGGTTACTCTTCTTATTACACGCATCCTTGTAAAGCATGTAAGGTGTACCAGTCTCTGTTTGTGACTTGAGAATAGCCTTCCAGACCTCAGTGGCTGGTACGGTACTATTGGCTCGACCCTCATCTTCATACTTTGTGTAGAGGGCTTCAAACTCCTCACCCACTACGTCTGGGAGACCGGGTGCTTTGTCTGGACAGAAGAGAGACCATTGACCACCTTCCTCCACCCTCTTCATGAAGAGGTCTGGAATCCAAAGTGCTGAAAAGAGATCACGGCACCGCGCTTCATCGTCGCCCTGGTTGAGACGCAATTCTAAAAAGTCCATAATATCCGTGTGCCATGGTTCAATATACACAGCGATAGACCCCTTGCGTCTACCAGCTTGATTCACATAACGGACAGTGGCGTTAAATACACGTAACATTGGAATGATTCCATCTGATTGACCATTTGTACCTTTAATACGAGACTTATTCCCCCTGATATCGTGGATGTGCATACCGATACCACCAGCCCATTTGGAAATTTGTGCACATTCAGTCAACGTGCCATATATACCGTTAATAGAATCCTCTTTATTGGCAATCAGGAAACAACTAGACATCTGCGGTCTTGGTGTACCCGCGTTGAAGAGTGTTGGTGTCGCATGAATGAATAGACCTTGGGACATCTTATCGTATGTTTCAAGAATGGCGGGAATATCATCACCGTGAATACCAATGGCGACCCTCATGAACATGTACTGTGGAGTTTCCATCAGTATACCATCGAGGCGTTGCAGGTACGACTTTTCAAGAGTCTTCAAACCAAAATAACCAAAATCGTAGTCTCTCTTGGTATCAATGTAATCCTTTACACGTCCAGAAATATTGGCAACTTCCTCTGTAACAATACAGGCCTTGGCTAATTTTTTCATGGCCATGTAGAAATTGTTAGGACACACTTTCTGGATATTACTGGCGATAATACGAGTTGCAAGGATTTCATAGTCTGGATCTGTGGTAATCATACCAACACATATTTCAGCAGAAAGAGTATCAATTTCTTGTGCTGTGATCTCATCATACATAGATGAAAATACCTGCTGGGCAATCTTAGTAGAATCGCATTTATCAGAGAGACCATATGTTAACTTTTTGATCCTATTGGTGACATTGTCAAATTTCATATCTTCAATACGACCGGAACGTTTAACGACTCTCATACTATTATTTCTACGTGTTTTATTTTTAACTTACTTGCGACACTTTTCAAGATCACCACTTCTAACTGCAACTGTACCAACAACTTCCATAGCACGACTGGGCTGGAGAAGGTAAGTATTCACATAAAAATCACCAATTTTTCCAGCTGGAGATACGGGTGGGTAAGAACCAACGAAACACTCTGGAGCTTTACATGAGATTATATCAACATTATTTGGCTTGGTATTGTACACCTCATCGAAATCAGCAAGGTTTAACATTTAATATTTACAAAGTTTTTTTTTCCGAGGGTATATTATATGTGTGATAATCTGTATCTCGATACCCTCAAGCAGTGTGAGACTCCACTCAACACTCTTTTCTTTTCAGAATTTAACAAAAATCTTCTTCAGCGTGGTATTCGTCAAACCTTCAAGAATAAAACAGGTATTGCGATCGACTACCAAAACTCCGACGACCTGTATGGACTTATGCGCGTTGTATTTATTAACAATTCCGGTGATGCATATTCTCGTGTGAATGAGCAGGTTAAAGTGATGAATGGTCGTGTCATAGAAACCGCTGTATCTCAAATTCAAACAGGTGTATCACAGTATATGTCTTATGTAAAAGATATAGATACCATTTCGGTCCCCCTTTCGCAACCAATTAATACGAGTACTGTTGGTAAAAAGATGGCTATCAATAATAAGATTGGAATCAATTAAAGTTTTGGTTTTATAGACTAGTAAGATGAGCTTAAACTTCTATAAACATGAAACGGAGAAAGTATGTAAACTGAAGGGGTGGGATCGTGCTGCTATAGATACGGTATGGCTCCTGTTAACTGAAGAGTTTGGAGAACTGGCTAGTGCGATCCGTCAGTACAAGAAAACGTATAAAAAGACTAATTTGAAGAAGGAGAGGGGAACAGATGTCATGATGGAAATGGGTGATGTTTTTAGTTATCTCTTTCAGATAGCCCATATGTTAAATGTAGATTTGGATATGATGTGGACCGAGCACCGTTCCAAAATGAAAACTAAAAAATATAATCTGAACTAAAAGTAACTATGAGTAAGTATATGCTCGATGACGAAGATGCAATTAATGATGTAAACCCATTTGTCACACACGACTTCTCTCTTCCAGGGAGTGTAAGACAAACGGGTGATTTTGCGAGTTTTTCTGAAATGAAAGATGAAAGTGTAGTACCTAAAACAGAGAAAAGTGTATTCTGTGACTATGCTCTCTGTGAAGAATCTACATCTAGTTGTTCTTTATCTCATCCTTTACAACCAAGGCGAAACATTGACTTTGGATTTACCAAGGAAAAAATGAATATAGTTGAAAGAATTAAAGTTGGTGTGGCCAATAAACCACAATTTTCTATATTCGGTGCTTGGATTCTTCTAATGACCTTTATTATTATTGTATACAACTTAAGACGTTAAACATGTATTTAAGTCTCGATTTGTCCGTAGTCCTATAAATGATATCATCCAAAGTATCGTTACAAAACATTTTGATATACTCCCTCTGCCAAGCACTCTTTGTATTAATCCAGGGTGGTTGGAATGTGGGGTCAATGATTTTACTCGCATGTGCAACACGAATATAAGTATTTATGTTTTTCTTTTTAGACAAAATGTTATGAAGAGCAATCTCACACATCTTCTGTCGAACTTCGGTTGTTTTTGAACACATCGTGTCTAAGAACTTTTCATACGGAATGGAACGTTTCTTCGATTTGAGAAATGTCCAATCGGCATAAGGTTTTGTGTTTAAATAGTCAACGTAAGTCGTATATCCCTGACCTTTTACGTAACGTTCATATTCGATTTCAATATATTCAAGTTCAGATTCTATGTCGTATACAACTTTCGCACTATTTAAAAAGGAAGTCATTTAAAATATAAAGTTGTAATTCCTCTAAGTTATTAAACAACACCTAAGTTGAGGTAATTATCTACTAATTTATATAAAGAAGTAAAACCTTATATAAAAGACGGATAAAAGAATGTACTCGACAATAGCTAATAATAGTTTCTCATATCTTCTTACACTCGATGAGTTTATGAAGGGACTCCCGGATGACATAAGACCTTCGTGGGTTAAGATTACAACAATCACCATGGTATCCAAATATGTTCAAAATATCGATATAAAGAAGCTCCGAAGTATTTTTGAGGATTCAGACTCCTTTAAATTGAGACGTGTCGGGACAGAAGGTAGTGGTGGATTTGAGTGGAAACTTAAACCCACCACTTTTTACAACCAGGTGACACTTACCTATAATGATACCTACAGTACGAAATCTGTAAAAGTTTTCCCCAATGGTTCGATTCAAGTTGCTGGGTGTTGTGATCTCTTCGATTGTAAACGGATCATAACTCAATTGACATACATTTTCAAAACGTTTTTGGGGATGGAGAAACAGATACCAGTGGATTCGTTCAGGGTTGTGATGATCAACTCAAACTTTAGTTTGAACTATAACATCAATCTCATAAAAGTTACAGAACACTTTGAAAATAACTCCGACGTTTTCAAGGTATCCTTTGAACCCGATAGGTACTCAGCAGTTAAAATCAAGTTTAAACCAGCACAAGATATGAAGGAGATTACAACCAGTATTTTCTCAACCGGCAAAATTATCATCACTGGTGCAGAGACTCTAAAAGAGATTGCTTTTGCCTATAATATCATCAATCAACACATCAACGAAGAACCTTCCATCCGGGTTTCACCTACAGTAGAGACAGATGTCTTTGATATATTTCTGGGTTATAAGTGTAAACCCATGATCGAGAACCTCAAAAAAAAAGGTTTCGAATCGTGGATAAAAACAATTCACAACAGGCAAATTAATTTCTAAATTAATATTAACAACATGTCTCAGCGACTCGGAATGGCCGACGGTCGGTGCTTCACCATTAACTCTTCTGCCCAACTCACTAACAATTATTTAATGAAACAGAATGGTATTGTCTTCGAGGATAATTATTCTTACCGTCAACTTCTTCAGAAGTCCGGCCCCGAGTTACTTAATCAGATTCAGTCTAAGCAAGATACAGGACCTCCATGTAACACTTGTGATAAACCCCTTCTTAATATGTCTAAAATATACTAACTGAGCTAAATCACGAGAAAAACTTTAAATCTGTATTCTAGAATGTCACAATGTGCCATATGTCTCAGTGAAGTGAGATCGACAAGAAATAATCAACCGATCCGTTGTGGACATTTGTTTCATTCCCACTGTCTAGAAGAATGGAAATGTAAAGGTAAGAATACTTGTCCAATTTGTAGAAAAGTTTTTGATGTATCTCAATTTAAAGTTACGTTAACTGTTCAGAACAATTACACCGCAACTTCAAATACAGTCTCGTTAGAGAGTAACGCTATTTTTAATATAATGGACATCTTCGATATGTCATTCGATGTAGAAAATACTTTAGATTTAGACAGTCTTCTTTCTGACCTTGGGGTGAGTCTGTCCGACCTTGATTCCCTTATCCTTGACACAGAATGAACTACAATATCGCTCGTAGTTTAGCCCCGGGTAGTTTTTATCCGCCTTGCGAGGATCCTTTATAGACTTACCACTCGCATCAGTCAGAAGTGGGCCCGTTGCCCAACCCCTCTTGTGACTGAATACGTTAGATTTAAATATAATTTTTTTGTTAACTTCAAACTTTCCAGCTCTCTTGACTCGAGATATCGGTATCTTAAAAAACTTAGCCACAGATTCTTGGGTATCACCTGGTTTAATTCTATACTCAACTACACTATGTTGTACGTAGAAGTGAAAGTCCCCTTGTCGGATATAGTTTGTTGGTCTTCCAGGACAAACAAACATCATGACTTTATAATATCCTCTTTTACACTTTTCGTTCGCTTTTGCACGATAAATTTTGGTTGGGTTATCGGAAATAACCCGTTTAGGGAGACTTGTGCAATGTGTATAGTTATGCCCGTTGTTCGAAAGACCGGAACGATCACCCGGGATTGACTTTTGCCACCTATAGGCTTCGTAGTCTCCAACTGCATACGCATAACAGTTATTGTTTCCAATACCAGTGGCAGTTCCCCATCGTTTATTGGTAAACATTCTTTCCGAACCACTCAGTGGTAGGTTCTTCATTTGTAGTTTGTTCAGAAAAAAAATATCCATCTGTAGTAAATGATCAAGGAAATTGTTCAATCCCCAACCAAATCTGATATGCTCCGTGAGTTTCTCATGTTTGTGCTAAGCATTCTTATTAGTGCCTTCCTCCTCCGTATCGTATGGAATCGTTCCCTCGTAAAGCATATAACCATTCTCAAACCTATCAACACTATACTTGATGCCGTCATTCTTGCACTATCTCTCCAGGTTGTCCGCGGTATCTAAACATATTAATCGTCCCTGTAATATTTTATTATTGATAAATTGAAACAAACAACTTATGAGTAATAATTTAAATTAAAGTTCACTGTATCCACTGGTTTTCTCACCAGTAGGATGAACAATAGTTGGAAATACATTTATATCTGTACATCCTTCTTTATCACAGTCAACGAAAGTGAAGGCCTTTCCAGTCTTTTCCATGTATTCCAACTGCTTACGAGTCCAACCACAACCCATGGTCCCGTAAATAGTCCATTCCTCACCGTTAGAGATGGTCGCTCCGACACGAGGTTTACCGGTCTGGTAGAGAATGTAAATGTTAATGATCACGAGAATAATGAAAGACAGCATTTTTTATTATAGGTAAATATTAAAAAAATGACGTCAACCGTATTCACTATTGGAAACAATAATGTCACACTCAAATACACCAGGAAAATGCCCCGTGGTGAAGTTGAACGGATGAAATCATTCGTCACTAAGAATGGTGACAAACTCGTCAAGACTCCAAAGTTTAAGATACTCTCTGAAGTTGACGAGGGTATGAGGAGGGTTTTTAAGGTTGACAAATCTTCTTTTTGAGCATATTACGTTCATCGTTTGATAGACCGTTCACGTACTTGTTTATCTTTTTGGTATTTTTGGGAGTATTGAGAGCGTAAGCAACCGCCGGGTCCAATGGTCCATTCTTGAGAGGCCTTGCCTTGTTCATCTGATTGGAAAGTTTTCTCTGTGCGTTCTTTTCCCGTGCCAACAATTCCATGAATTGTTTATTATTTGCGTTAGACCACTTGGCTTTGGGGGTGACCGTCTTGAAACCCTTTGATCCTCCAACAAATTTCATATTCTTACCACCCTTTATGGCATTCCTTACGTTTTGAGGTGTCATCATATAAAATGGCTGACCACGATCCATCCTCTTAGCTCGAGCCCTATTTGATAACGTTGGCTTCGCCATTTCTTCCCTAAATGCCTTGTTCTTAGCCAGAGCCGTCTCGTATGCACCCTTTCTCACATACTCACGCTTCTTACCCTTTACATTGACGAAAGAGAACCGTGCATCACGTCCAAGCTGTATCTGACGATTGATCTTTGCTTGTATCTTGGCACCGTAAGCTTGCAAGTTCTTTTGCTTAGCCTTGGGGCTTGGACTGGTCGGTTGAATCTCAGGGACTGGGTTGGGAAGTACAACACCAGGTCTCCTTCGGGGTACTGGTTTGGCTTTGGGTTTATTCTTGTTAGCCGCAAGTACAGCCATAGCCCTCTTAATCGCACTGTTCATCTTCTTCTTCCTTTCCGTAGTTGAAAGTTTGGGACTGGGAGTCTTAGCCTTGGGAGTCTTGATCTTAGGAGGAGTCTTAGGCTTAGACCTGGGCTTAGGAGCGATCAATTTGAGAGCCTCCGAGAGAGTCTTTGGTCTATTTGATGATTTCTCACCAGTTAAGAATGGGTGCGTCAAAATAGTCTTGAAGGAGGGGATATTTTCACGAAGCTCCTTGGCGTTTATATCCGTGCGATAACCGGGCATCTTCAGATATCCCTGACTTGTGAATTTCCCATTATACTCGAGGAACTCTTTGTTAGGTATGAGTTCTTCGATGAAATTTTTAATAGCTCGTTCCTTAGCATTCTCTGGTTGTCGCACCTTAACATAAATCATATACAAGAACCTATGAGTATCGTAGTAAATCGTACCCGGACGATCCTTGTATATACCCGCACCCTCGTATCCACCATCAGCCGTTTCTGGGTTTGGCATACGATCAGACCAATAGGACAAGCCAAAATCAATGATATGCGCTTCCACACCAGCATTTGTACGTTTATACTTTTTGATATTCGGTTCACCGACACGGTTCCTGAAAGATCCATCGGGGTCGTTTCTAATTATTTGACCACCGGTGTCAACTTTCCAAGTGTATTGGGTGGTGAGAGCATTTGGATTAACCATCACGTTACCTCCATGTAAATCACGGTGACGGAAGGTTGGGAATTTTTGGTTAATTCGGTAAAGATTATCAAAAACCTGTACGAGTACAGATTTTATCGCATCAAGAGTTGGGTTGGTTTGCCACCACGAATTAAACGACTTACCATTAAGAAGTTCCATATAAAGAATATCCTTGGGTTTGGTGCGTTTTTCTGGTACGACCAACGTACCATTCTCTTTACGCACCTTTTTAGGTGTTTTATCTTGGATGGGGCACTTCCTAAAGAGGTACATCTCGGGAACCGCAAACTCCTTCAATTTTTCGGCAACCTTGAACTCAAACTCAAATGCACCATCAGTACTTTCCGATGTATCTATCTCTTTGTACGCGACATACCGACGACCGTTATCGTTAATGCTTCCACGATACATCTTACCAAATTGACCTTCACTCAGTGGCTTACCCTTACCAGTACGAAGGGTTGGTGATTTGTACACAGGAACTTTCAAGAAGTGTTCTGGTATACAAGCCTTCTCACCTTTGAGTAATTTTTTCAAGTTACTCTCAATGTTTTCTCTATTCATTTAATATAATCATAGAAAATATATTATGTATCCTCCAATCGCAATACAAACTATCATTTTTACAGGGGGTATAGCTGCATATGGGATCTATGACACGTACAAACTTTTAAAGAGTATAAAAAAGAATGACACTATTAAATAAACAATGATATATCTCCGGGCAATTTGTCAAACCTTCATATACATGGGGCCCTATTACATGAGTAACACTTATAACTGGATAAAATGTGCTCTATGGGATGCACCATATCGATTTGCACTTGATATCGAACTTGAGAAAATTGCAATTGAACGAAACCTAAGTAAAAAGGAAAAAGAACTAAACTAAAGTGATTCCGAATAATGCCCGAATACGTCCTCCCCATCAACGAACTTTTTGTTCGTTCGAGAGTACCACTTGGAATCCCCGGTTTGGCCACAGACGATCTACGATTTGCATTCCTGCAATCTACCGCACCGCTGTGTCCAGACGTACAACGTAAAATTTGGGAAGAAGTTATTTACTGTACTGTACCAGTCGAACCACCCCCAGCACCCAAAAAATGCCGTTCAATTTCATACGCTCGGTCCTCGATGTCATTGCCCCGAAACCCGATCAAGGTAAAAAATCTATGAAAGAATTAATGGCTGTAGGTTCTATCATTGAAACTCATAATGAGTGTGGTGAAAAGCGGTACATTGAAATGGAGAGAAATGTTCAAATGGAAAGACACCGGGATTTAGATGTTCTCATTACGAAGTGTAAGCGGTTATTATCATTCGTAGAGACATTGGGAACAAATTATACGTTCAATAAATTGTATCATTTTATTGAAAAGGTGAGACAAGCTAAGTATCGTGGTGATGATGTTACACCTTTATTTCGAGAGTTTGATAAGATCGAAAGTAACATCAAAAAAAGCTCAAAGTCTTTTGACAACCTAAGTGATATAACGATGATGGGATAATCATGTGAAATATGGATCTCTTTCATAAAATAATGGATCTTATTGACAAAAACTCGGATAGGATCCCAGAAGGGGATTATTTGCGGTTGTGTGACACTATCCATGAGTTGCGAGAACACGTGAAACCACCTTCATTCCTCGACCAAACTATCCCTATGTGGGTGAGTGACGAAACAACACAGGGAGCCCCTATATATCAACCTACAATCACAGACGGACAACCACCCGAATGGATTGAGGATCCATTACCATCCGATCCCGATACAGCTGCCCAGCGAGATAGAGAACAACTTCATCAACGATGGAGAGAACTTGATGAAGAGGTTATGTATCCGGGATTGAATCAGTTTCTACAGGAGTTACATGAAGAGTGGTCTGACCCAGTTGAACCAGGTGCATACTACCCTCCATCGAGACAGACGATGCAGGGTGGTATTTCAGTTGCTGAAGTTACGATGATGGACGTGGATTAACGCCGTGGTCTGATACGTACAGGTCGAAGATCTCGCCACACGAAGGGGGGTGCCGAAGGATCTATTCTAGGGGGAGAGCGTATAGATATTTCTTTTAATTTTATATGTAATTTCTTGAGTTCATTTGATATCTTTATATACGCCCACTCATTCCTCGTTGCGAACATCTCATCATCATCCATGATTTCCATGATCTTTCGTATATTTTCCATCTAAGTGAATCATAGAACTTATATTTTTCAATAAAAACATGGAAGACCTACAAGGCCTTATGGCCTGTCTCGACGACATCTCCAGTAAGATCCCTGATGGTATCTATCTGGAGATGGCTGATAAAATGAAACGCGTTCATGACCACATGAACGGCAACAAACCGATCCACGAAGACACTTTCTATTACAGTGACGATGATTCAGAATTTGAAAGTGATGATGACAGTGACAGTGACTTCGAGGTTCCCA